TTACTCTACATACAGTTGTGTCTCTTCTTCAATAATAATTTCTCCGTTACCGTTCACTCCCCTCAGGATATAGATGGTGGTTTCTTCAGGACTAATGATTCTTGAGTACTCATCTGGTAAAATTCCCCATGTTAATGTCGCTTCTTCGCCTCTTCTTATTCTATCAGGCTCAACTGATATCCATACCAAGTAAGCCTCATCCTCTGTATAAAATCTACACACTTCTTCTCTTTCAATCACAGGCTCTTCCTCACTGGTTGATGCTGTCTGAACATTTGTCGCTGTTTCTGCGGGACGAGCAACTCTTTCTCTCACAGGATCTTTCTCACTGGTTGATGCTGTCTGAACATTTGTCGCTGTTTCTGCGGGACGAGCAACTCTTTCTCTCACAGGATCTTTTGCTTCTTTTGAGCTAGTACTATTCAAATTCTCAATATAAATACCACCAATAATACATCCAATACCCATAATAAAAGACAGCGTTCTAGATAGATTATTAACTTTAGGAATTTTTATTTCTTTAATGGAAATACCACCCCCTGCGATGCCTATAAGTAATAATAATGATCCCATTAAAATCAAGATAGTATGAGTTCCAAACATTTTATGTTTCCTCCCTCTTTTATTAATAAATTTATTAAACTTTCTTAAAAGTACCTGAATTTAAAACCAACGTTGATGAAAAGAATATTCAAGATTCAATTTTATAAATTAAAAGACTAACCGTATTTTTTTATTTTACAAGTATTCATAGCAAATTAATAATTATAACTTGATAAGCTATTTTAACTGATATTAATTTATAAACTAAACATCTTAATACTTAATATATATATATATATATATATATTAAGGTGTCTAAAAATCCTTTTAGAGTTAAACAAGTGAAAAGTGTTAAAATCTTATATCTAGCATCTAATATTAAGAAAAATATAGAAATTTTTAGGTGGATAATTAGATAAAAATCATTATTATGTTTCTATTTTTTTGATTGAAAATATAGCTCCTGTTAATACCATCATCTAAAAATTGGCATTAAAAAAAGTGACATTAAAAGCCACTCTTTTGCAAACCGTATTCTATTTTTTATCTCCAATTTTGAAAGTAAGGTAACCTCCTCTTAATTTCTAGTATTTAATTAAATAAAAAAGAGGGCGACCCATAAGCAGTAAATCTGTAAGGACCGCCCTCATATTAATCTTTACTTTTAGTGACAGATTAGTCTAACCAATGATCTAATTCAAATATATCTGCTAATTCTTCATTAAGAATTTCTAGTGCTGGAGCAAAAGCTTCAAAACTGTGATTTAAAGATTGCTGAAATGATTTTATATCAAGATTTATCCATACCCAATTATCATAAGGACCACTTGCATACCCTTTCTTAATCATTTCTTGAATTATAGGATTATCTATCTCATAAGAAATTATACGTGCAGATCCGCAGGGGCCCTCGTCTATTGGGTTATCTATATTATCTTTTATTGCAGCTTTCTCTCCTGCTATTTCAGCATTTTCTATTGCTTGCTTTATAATTTCATAATGGCATTCTGTATCATCATGAATTATAAGTGGGTTTATCAATTGTTCGGCTTTTAATCCGTCTATTGTTTGAAAATCTATAATTCTATTTTCCTTTACAGCTTTTTCTATTTCTTCTAGAATTATTATAAAAGAATTTGCTAGTACATCCTTAGAAAAAGGTGTCTCATAATTATTTTCTTCTGCTATATAATAAGATGTTAATTCTTTTTGAATTTCTTTTGCTTCTTCCCTTGTCCATACCAAAACCCCTATTTCTGAAAAGCTTTTTTCTTCATCTGAAAATATAGGGATTCCATTGAAATGTTCATAGCAACCATGAGAGCCTTTTTGAGTAATATCTTCAAATAAGTTACTTTCTTTCCATCTCCATTCACGCTCATGGCTCCAATCTATCCATTTATTACTAGATAAATTAAATGGAACATATCTATACTGTTCTGTTAAACTCAAATCTTTTTCTTCCAATAGACGAATATATTTTCCATTTTTTTTATACTTAAGCTTTTCTTTAGATAAACCATAAATAACTGGCCTAGCTCCCATTTCAAAAAATTCTTTTTTTAAAAAAGCAACACCATAACCTCCAACCATTGTAGAATCATTTCTAGATTTAACATACTCTATTAAGCTATAAATAGGCATTTCAGTCGCGCAAATTACAGGCTCTCCGCCAAACAAAGTTGTCTTGCCATTTCTTAAGGAATAACTAGGTTTTAAACCATTTATTCTTAATATGGTTTTTAGTACATCGTAAGCATCTCCATATCCATACAGTTCACCATAATCATCTTCATTGAAAAAATCACTTGTAAAATGTATCATCCATTTTGTTATATCATGTCTCATAAATAACCACCTTTAAGTTTTTTAATAAAGAAAATCACATGTACATAACATGTGATTTAAATATTATGTTATGACTTTTTTAAAAAATCAACCCTAGAATCTATACGGACTTACGTACGTCCCAAGGTGTTTGTTTTTAAGCTTTTTTTCTCAATCTTTTATCCCTTTACTAAATAAATACCATTAGGATCTATATGTTCTCCATAAAAAAGCTCCGGTGTTCCTTCTTCTCCTGTACCTTCGAGCATTAGAGCAGCTTTAGCTTGCTCAAAGGATTTTAATATTGAGTGACCAAACCCTAGTGATGAATAAAACTGTGACGCAAAAACAATAGCTGCTAAATCACCAATAGGTTTATTCATTCCTATAGCTAAATCAATGTGCTGAACTACTGATTCAGCTTGACCACTTGAAAAGCAGGAATTAAAAACAACTAATTTCATACTTTCACTGGTCGTTTTCATAGTTTGAGTTATAGCTTCTGGAGACACTAATTTAGCTTCACCAGTATTTCCTGATAAAACTAAATCACTACTCTGAGCTCCATGCCCACTGAAATGGATTATCGTTGGATTGTGCTCATTTATGGCTTGGAGAATATCTAAAGGTCTCACTGCCCATTCTGATATTATTTCAACTGAATCACGGTACTCTGATTCTTTTATTTTTTTCTTTATTGAACGAATTTCTTCATCCAAAGAGAGGGGAGTACTTCCTTTTGGATTTGATGCTAAAAATAATACTTTAATTTTTTCAGGTAGTTCTTCCATTCTAATTGTAAGTGGGTTTCTTGAAAGTTCTTTTTGCATAGCTAATTGCTTCTCCTTTTCCTTAGATACAACTCTTAAATGATTTATTTCTTCAGTTCTTTTTTTCTTAGTGTATATCTCAAGTGCACGGTTGAGATTTTTTGTTGCCCTTGTAATATCTTCTATTTTTTTTGCTATCTTAGTTTGTATTGCTGCATAATTCTTTTGTAACCGTGTTATCTCTTTCTGTTTAGTTTCTATTTGTCTTTGCTTTGAATTTCTAGAAGAGAGACTTGTATTTTTAGTAATACTTCTAGTTATTCTATTTATATCAGAACATATTTTATTTATTCTTTCACTAATTTTAACTGAATCTTCCTGAAGTTTAGATTTTTCTTTATTTAGCCGAGCTAAAGTATTTCGATAAGAATCAACAGACATAAGGGCACTTCCTTCTATAAATTATTTGTTTCTACTATAATATATATAGCCCAATTAAAATAAAACTTCAACTCATTATATTTCAATAACTGATTTTATAAAAATTAATGCAAAAGCCAGGGAAATATCCCTGGCTTTATTAGTTCTTCATTCCATTTATCCCTTTCAACAATTCTTCATCAGGGATCTTCTTCAGCCCATCTATCGCTTTCTCTCTGATCCCTTCTCTATCACTCTTTAATGCTCCAATTATCCATTGAATCCCTAAGTTTATTAAAAACCCTTTCATCTCTATACCCCCTTATCTACTATTTCTCTGATAGAAGTCCTCAGAGCCTCATATACTTCTTGCCTATGCAACTCCCTTGTACTATCTAAGAAAAAGCTCTCCACTATCACACAAGGAGCCTTAGTCCCCCAAAGGATATGCCCTCCTGCCTCCTTCCTTTCCTTTGATTTAGCTCCTCTATCAGCTAAGTTTAGCCTCTGTACCAGATTTTTTTGAATGATCTCTGCCATTCTTTTTCCTCTGCTGGATGCCCTGCAGTAAAGGACTTCACTACCCTGAGCTTTCTTATTAGCTGCATTTAAGTGGAGCTCTAATATATAATCTGGACTAAGACTATCTATCTCACCAGGGAGCTCTGAATAACTTCTATTACGTGTCTTGAGAACCACATCTATATCATCCCAAGTATCTCCTTTTAAAAGCTCTAAGGTTCTATTTAAACAATATTCATATTCTGTAATGCCTAGGCTTTCATTGACTGCTCCCGGGTCTTTATAGGAGTGTCCCGGAACTATAACTACTCTTTTCATTAGCTTCCTCCTCTAAGCAAGTTAATTGCTGTTTTTAGATGCTCAGTGAATCCCTTGTGGATCTCCTCATGGTTGTTACTATAAATTTCAAAAGATTCTTTATCTAATTTTGTCTTATCTAAAAATCTTTCTACACTTGCGATCTCACTCTTTATCTTTCCCTGTTCTCTCCAAAGATAGAAGAAAAGAATAAATAATACTGCTATAAGCCCCTTTAAAGGATCCTTTAACAGCAACTCAACTATAGATACCATTTATTCCCCCTTATATGTTTTAGAGAGCTCATAACAAAGCTCTGAATGCTTCTCTAACAATTCTGTAATCTTAATTTCCAATGAGGTAGTATACATTCCTAATGCTTCTCTTGAAACTACTTGTGCCTGTGTAGCTTCTATCTGTTTTTCTGTGGCTTGGATCTCACTATTAAGGAACACTCTCTCCAGCTCAGCACTATAAGTCCACTCTGTACCATTCCACTCATAAAACTTTCCAGGCGAATGGATATACCTTATATTATCTCCCTCAAGAAACTCTCCATCCGTCAGTACTCTGTACCCTTGTTCAACAAGTTCTCTCTCATTATAGAAAGTGATAGAAAAATCTTCTTCGATTCTATAAGGAGTAGTAAGATCGCCCTCAAAAACAAAGTGTACCTCAGGATTATAGTCATAAGGGAAGGCCTTCTTATAGTCTTCTCCTATTCTTTCAGGATTGAGAGATGTACTCTTCATAAGTTTTTCTTTTGCTACTTCCCATGAAGAAGCTGCTTCTTTTTTAAATAAGTTATATCTCATTTTTTCTCCTTTCCAACGGAACAAATTTAGATTTTAACAAAAGAAATATCTACTCCTAGATCTGTAGATGGAGGTGTTGATCCTACAACCAAATACGATCTAACGTAAATATAATTCCCAGACAGGTATTGCTTATATACTGCTAAACTACTTAAGCTGCTACCACGATCAGCTATTCCAAGCACTCTATGTGTTGCAGGAGTCACTCCAGTCGGCAATTCTAAAGCATAGTAGGTACCAACTTTTTCCTTTGGAATTGTAGCAGGCATCTGTACAATCAAATTCTCTATCTGTTCTGTATTATTCAAAATAGCAGCCTTATTTGTATTTGTGAATCCTAAAGCTTCCATTGCCTTATCCCAAGCCTTCTTGACTGCCTTAGCAGTTGCAAGGAGTATAGAGCTGTCTATCTCAGCATTATCTGTTTTATCTAAGTTAAAACCGCTGTTCTTATCAAACTTATCTTCCTTCCCAGCCAGTCCCTCTGTAAGATCCTTTATAGTTGCATAGACCTTGCTCTGATCTATCACTGCATTAACATTAGCAGCATTGGAGATATAAGTTATTACATCCTCTACCCTCTCAAGAACTCCAGCTCCTTCTGCTGGAATAAGATCTGGTGTATTCGTATAGCAGTAAGAGTAAAGTATCTCTACTCCATCTTCTCCTCTGGCAAAAACTCCTATTTCCCTTAAATAAGTGTCCTCTGTTATCCCGGCATTACTAAAGGCTGTTCTTACTCTGTAGCTACCTCCTTCTAATTTTGCAGTACTTGTTATGGATAACGTCTTAAATGTTTCTACTAACTGGGTAAGTTCCTCGGGGTCTCCTGCAGGAACTCCTTTTCCTAATTCCACCTTTGTAAAAGTAAGAGACTCTCCACCAATAACAGCCCTTGCAAGGAGGTCTTTTCCTAGATTGGTAAGAGAGTTTCCTGTATATTTAGCCATTTACACCTCCAATATATCTCTCTACTTCTGTAATTGCCTCTGTACTAAATGGTATCTCTTCAAATAAAGATAAGTGAGTTGTAATACCATGATAATTGCTGCCTTCCCACTGGTTACTCACTATAATCCCCTCTAAATGACTTCTTTCATTTTTAGTCATCTCTATAGCCTTGTAGATTTCACTTAACTTATCTCCAGGAGGAGAACTGGTTCCCACTATCTTAAAGTGATAAGGATCCATATCTGATTCCCACCACTCTAAAAGTTCAAAATCCCCGTGAATATCCTGAACTGTTTTCTCTACAGCATAGCTGGTCCCCTTTGTTTTTCTAACAATATAGGATGTCTCTACAAGCTTAGCTTTTGTTGCTTTAGGCAGTGTCTGGTCATATCCTTCTGTCTTCCATTGGTATGCTAACTCATCAAGAACAGCCTCATCTAAAGAATTAAACCAGCCATAAGTAAAAAGGTTACTTTCTTTTTCATTAATAAGGTTAAGCTCCTCCTGTACTATCTGGCAGATGATTTGAATATCTTTATCCTGCTGTAAAAAATATGGAAGTAACTTTAATATGTTTATTTCAGATATTTTAATCATCTTCAATACCTCCATAAACAGGATTAACATTAACTTCCTTTGCCACTTCAAAAGTTTCTACAACGGTAAATTTGGGGTTGATGATTTCTATTCTCTTAGCCCCAGCTTTTCTCACAAGATAATTGAGTTCAGTTGGATTAATGTCTCTTTTAAGAGCTCCTTTTTGCCAGGCTATATAATCACTCACAGACTTTTGAACCTTTGCTTTAATTTCATTTACAAGCCCTACATTACTATTTGATATATAGTAAGTAAAATCTATATCATAAGTAATTTGCGATGGCTTATTGACTATCAAATTATCAGTCAGAGGCCTTCTTTTTTTATCACTGCAAACTGTTTTAACTGCCTCAAGAATGCTATCTGTCGGTAACTCTCCTCCTTTCATTAGAGGGGTAATTCTAACTGTTCCAGGAGTAGTTTTAGCCACATTAACATCTATAATATCCTGGTGAGCTGTCTTAGCCCAATACTTATACCCATCTCCAGGACCAGCTGTAGAGAATTTACTAGGAGCTTCCCTTATCCTTTCTTTAAGGCTGGCATCAGATTCAATTTCAGCCCCTCCTTGACTTCCATCAAGGTTAGTTACTGATTTAAAAAATGGGAAAGGATCTACTATCTTATTTATCTCACCAGGTAAAAAGTCATTACCAACCTCTCCTACCTCCGTGCAGGTCCCTATCACATCTTTGCTGGTTTCTCCTGGAGCAAACTCAAAGTAATCTGTAATAAAATATAGATTATTACCTGGAGTTACTCTGGTAGGAGTAACTCCTATAACATTAGGCTGAGCTTCTTCAATTTCAAACCTCAAGGTGTCAGTGGCAGCTTTTGCAGGTAATCTTTCTGTATCTGTAAATACCCCTATCTCATCAGTAAATTCTCCCTTTGTATGCCTAACAAAGTTCATCTTAAATCCCTCATTGGTGGTTTGATTCCTTATAAAGAATCCATAAGCTATTGCTTGAAGAAGCCACCTTCTTTCATCTGAAAGAGCAAGACTCTCTCCACCTAACTTTTCAAACTTATTAATAAATCTTGCAGTTATTTCTTCAGCACTCTCCTTATGGATGTCTAAGTTGCTACTCAATTATCTTCACCTCCACCCTCGGTTTAAGAACACCACTTTGATGATCTGTAACATAAGATACCTTTTCTACCTTGAGCCTAGGCTCATACCGCCCAAATTGCTCCTTTATATTCATAAGTCTCTGGGATCTATTCAAAGGGGTATCTATGATATCACCATCTACTCCGATCCCTCTTCCCAGAACAACTTCTCCTTGGATCACTGAAAGGATATTACAACCATTTTGGAGAATCCGTTCTACTCCTTTAGCTTTTAAATTAATATTTTTTCCTGCTTCCAATGTATATATCATGGGCTTATAGCTCCTTGGTTATAGTCTTCATGAACATTTTTTTTAGTTGTTTCCTTCTTAGGTGTAGTTATTATCTCAATGCTTCCATCTATCTCCTTTATATATTCCTCTAATGAAATGCTGACATCTATCTTTCTAACTTTTCCCTTATTTGTTATATGCTCGTGTCCGGCATCATAGGATACTATGACGAATTCCCCTAAAAGCTCTTCTCCTAGAACAAAGTCTAATATTTCTCCGCTTTCTGAATAACCTATCAGCTTCCTCAGAACCTCCTTGGGGTTAATCCCCAGGTCACTTCTCAGGGAGATCTCTAAGTTTAATTTCTCTAATGAAATATCCACCAGTTCCAATAATGGCTTTAGGCCTCTTCGCTTATGTTGCTCATAATTCCCTCCTCCACTCCTCTTGAGGTTACTAAAAATCAAAGCTTCAATATTGTCTCCATCAAAGGATACTGAGAAAGGGATCTCTCCTAGTACTCCTATCATTACTCCTCCTTATTCATATGGAAGTGAAGTCTTTCCACCTGAATCTCCAGTATGCGGGTGCTTATTCATACTCCCCTTATCTGTTATCACATCAGCACAATTAATATCATGATCAAAGTTACTCTCCCCTGCAGAAACATTAAAAGCTTCTGTAGTGATATTTACTTCCCTAGCTTGAATATTAACCACTCTTCCACTTGCTATATTTATATCGCCCACACAATCTACCTCTAGAAGGTTCGTTTCCATGTTATACTTAACTCTTGTCCCATCTGGAAAGAAGATATACTTTACCTTCCCGATTTCTGGAGGTAGGTTTTTCCCCGAGTTATAGGATCCTATAACAAACCCTGTGCTTGGTGCATGAGGTAGAAAGATGCAGACTACATCTTCTCTAAGACTAGGCATGGAATAGTTCTTCTCCTCTTTGGTATGCGGCAGCAGTACCTTCAGCTCCTTTGACACAATTCCTGGAGAATCATCAAACACCACCCTAACACTCGATTTTTTATAATTTATAGAGGATACCTTTCCAGTTCTAATCATTCTAAACTCCATTAGAAATCAATCCTCCTTCTCGCTGAGATGCTGCATTGGTATGCTCCGTCTAAGCTATGCTCTACAGATGTTATCAGATAGACACCACTGTATCGACCAAACCCATTTAAGGTGATAGTCATTCCAGCAAGGTAACTGACATCCCCCATATCTTTAAACTTTATCTCTGTTTCATGTTTGTTTTTACTTCTCAGTAGTTTTCTTGCCCTTTCTCTGAGAAACTTTTCCTTTTCCTCCTTAGTACCTCCCGTTACTCCTGTATCTATATTTTTATATAAGATCTTTCCAGTTTTGACTTTATAAAACTCTGAAGCTGGGGCTTCAAAGCTTCCCTTTAAACTTTCCCCGAGTTCTGGATCATAATAAGTAATCTCACAACAATCATAGATCTCAAAGTCATCACACTTAATTTCATAGTTCATAAGATTAGGTTTTAAGAAGGTCAGCACACTTTCTACCTTCTCGTATTTTTCCTCATCAAAAATTATTATTTGAAGATCAGTAATTTTGAGTGTAGCCCCCTGTTCCTTTGAGATCCGATAAAGTAATTGAGTATCCGATTCCTTTACCTGATCCACCTTGTCAAAAAGAAATTCAGTGTCACAATCATAAAAAAGGTTCATTGAGTTTCTATCAGCTATTTCCTGAGCTATTTTGCGAAGTGATACATTTTCCCAGGTACTATCCCTCGATACACTCTTAAGCCCTTTATTAATATCAACCGATGTCCCTGAGATAGAAACCTTATCAGGGACACCACTAAATGATATATCGTCCACTGTGAAGGTTCCACACTTCAAGATCCTGTTGTCTCCTTCCCCTTTCCAGTTTATGACTCCTATCTCTAACTCAAACTTATCCCCTTTAAGGACAGCCCACTCATTGATCCACTTATCTCCCATGAGGTTAAAGGTTGCCGAGTCCCCCTTATCTAAGTTATCTGTATATGATGCTGACTGTAGATATGGTGTGACCTCTCCTGTAATATCTTTTCCCTCATAGGTTATCTTTACGTAACTCCTTCTTGCTCTCATTGTTGCCTCCAAGGAGGAAGAATTTCAGAAGTGCTTGGAATATCAGGGCATATAAGGTCAATTCCTGAGCTGAACTTTACTACATTGGCATACCTGATATTAGCTTTAATAAGCTCCATAGAATATCTATCACTTCCATATACTTTATGGCTGATTCCATCCCACATATCTCCTTGGAGAGTAGTATAAATATCTACCTTCCTATCCAAAACTCATCCTCCTTTCATTTTTTTGAGCCTTTTGTAATGCCTTTTCTACCTGGTCCTCAATTAATTTTGATAGCTGTGGTAACTCTTTTTTTAGTTGCTCTAGTATATTGCTCCCTCCATGGATTACTGGAGCAAATGTTATTGATATTTCATTTCTAACTTCTGAATTAACTTTTGACACATTAGATTGAACTTTAGATGTTAATGCAGGGATTCCCTCTCCTGCAAACATCCCCATCTTCTTTCCGGCATCAAACCACAGTCCTTGTGACCTTCTTGATCTATCATGGGGAATTATCGATTCTGGAGTCCTTCCATCACCTACTAGAGCGAGGTGCGGCTTGCTTACTACACCGCCTTTTGCATAGGCTGGTATAGTATTAGTAGAGTTCCCCTTATCCTTACCTCTTTTCTCCTTCCATTCTTTATATTTATCCATTCCAAAGCTAAAAATCTTACCCGGTATAGTAAACTTTTTCCAAAGCTCCCATAGCTTCTTCAATCCACCGGTAACATATTCATATGTTGTTTTAAAGCCTGACTTTATAAGGTCCCAGTTTTTATATATGAGGTATCCTCCTGCTACGACAGCGCCTATTCCTAGAACCCAAGGATTAAATAGCATTGCTTTTCCAGCACTTCCAAGAGCTGTTACCCCTGTTTTAAGTCCTCCTAACAATGGTCCCCACTGCTTCCAATCCTTAACCAGCATCGCTGTATTTTTCAAAAACATTAAGTCTTCCTTTGTTTTAGAAAGTTGCTTAATCCCGAGTACAGCTCCGCTAGTTCCTAACTTTAACCCTACAAATCCAGCTGCTCCATATGCTAAAGCTTTTGTCATCTTAGGATTCTCTTCTGAAAGCTTGGCAAGCCCATCACTAAATGTTCTTAAAGCATCGGCTCCACTTCTTATAGGAGGAAGGAATACTCGGGTTAAAGTTCCCGCTGAGTTGACTAAAGATTTTCCGACCAACTTTAAGGAAGTGCCTGTAGTATCCAGTTTGTTATTGTATTCATTCATAACACTTCCAGAATACTTACTTGTATCTCCTACAAGCTTTAAGTTATCTTTTAAAAAGCTTGTATTGCTTATTAAGAGCCCCATACTACTCATAGCTTCTTCTCCGAACAGTTCCTTTGTAACAGATAGCTGTTCCGCTTTATCCAGCTTATTCAAACCTTCAAATACCTTCAGTAGAGTGCCCTCAGAGTCTTTCTGAAGATCTTGTGCTACCTGGGTAGCATCAAGTCCCATCTTACTAAATGCAGAGGAAACACTTTTAGTTGCCGCTTCTCCTGAAGCAAGGGTTCCATATAGCTTCCTTATAGCTGTTGAAGCGGTACTTGAATCCTTTACTCCTAATGCTACAAGGGTTCCACCAAGTGCAGCTGTTTGAGCTTCAGAGAAGTTAGCCATCCTTCCAAGGGATCCTACAGCTGTAGTCATCTCTGCTACTTGAGCAGGTTCTACCTTGATACTATCTCCTATTAGATTCATCTGATCTGCAAGTACCATTACCTCTTTCTGACTCATTTTAAAGGCTTCTCTCCAAGTTGCAAGAGTACCTCCTGATGTTCTAGCATCCATATCAAAAGCTACTGATACCTTGGCAGTATCTGCGGCAAACTTAGGGATTTCATCTAACTTTATTCCAGCTTGCCCAGCTGCTGCAGCAATCTCATATATCTCAGAGTTAAATTTAGGAATATCCTTAGTAGCTGCTTTCAATTCCTTTTTAAATCTCTCAGCCTCTTCTCCAGCTAATCCTGTAGTTTTCCTTACATCAGCAAATGCAGTCTCATCATCTATTGCAAACTTTACAGCAACTCCTATTGTTGCTGCTTCTCCAGCAGACCTGGCAAATGTCCCTCCGGCATTATCAGATACTGACCTCTTAAGCCCTTCATATTTTTTGACTTTTTCTTGTTCTTCCCTCACTTTTTTCATAGAGTTGGCGAGCTCTTTTTGCGATCTTGAGTACTTAGCTGTTTCTTCCTTTGCTTTTTTCATCTCACGCATCTTCTCAGCAAGCGCCTGCTTTTGCTTTTGAGTGCTTGTTTTCAACTTGTCTTCAGCTTTTTTTGCTCTTTTAAACTCATTAACCATTGCCTTGGTAGGTCTTTTTGTACTGTCTAACGCTTTTCTTAGCTCACTTACTTTGGCACTGGTTGCTATGAGCTCCATTTGCTGTTTTTTATACTCTGCCCTTCCACTTTCAAACTGATTTTCAAGTTTAAGGCTTGTTTTACTTAGGCTTTTAAAGTATCTTTCCTGCTTCTTCATATCCTTCATTTCATTGCTTAACTTCTGCAATTCCTTAGAAGAACTTCCAAAAGCTTTTTTTAAGGAGGGATCAACACTCCCTCCTATCTTCATTATGAAATCTCTACTGCCCAGTCGGGATCACCTCCAACCACTTTACTAGCTCTGTAAGCTTCATGCTTAGAAAAAAATCAGCACCACTGTTACTTATCTTTCCTGCAAGGAGTATCGCTTCTCTGAGTTTCTTAAGCTTTTTTTCAGAGTCAAGGTCTACCCCAACAAAAAACCCTTTATAGCACCTGTTACTCTTGAGAAGTCCTTAGGATTAAGCTCTAGGATGAATTCATAAGGTAACCCAGAAGCTTTTGCAGCTACTGCAGCCTGGTATGCTTGCGAGTAGTTTGCATCTGGTATAGGTTGAAAGAATCTCTCTCTAAAATTAGTTTCCGCTTCACATATATCGCCACCAGTCAACGAGTTAAGATCTAAATCAACCTTTTCAATTTCTACATCATTGAACTTCATTTTTTTGCTTAATTTAATTGATATGGTGCCGTTCTCTATTTTAATCTCGCTATTTTTTGCTTCATTTTTATTTTGTTCTCCCATTGTTCCTCCATATTTAGAAGAACGTCCGAAGTGCGGACATTCTAATTCTTATAAAAAATCATCTTCGTCCAGGTAATTTATGCCATCCACAACAAATTTATTATTAAACTTGTCTATATGAAGAGTAGGGATCTCATCCATAAATACCAATAAACTGATTACCTCAAATTCAGCTTCAGTTTCCATGGATTTTGCCACTTCACCCTTACCTAGATTCTTACCCTTTGGCTTCACATTAGCCACTACTCTAATATTTCTAGCCTTTGACTTAGAAAGCGGGTGTCCTGAGTCCTCTACGAGCATCTTCCCTCTAAAAGTTAGGTTATGAGTTCTAGGGGCCAGCAGTGTTGAAAATTGCATATTTGGAGACCTTTTCTTGATCTTTATCTGCATCCCCTGGGTAAGACCAGCTATTGGCATATCTATCTCCCCAGCTATTCCAGAGCCTGATACTGTATCAGTCATAAACTGGATATTAGGAAGTTCTATATCCACAACTCCAAGCTCTTTTAATGCATCTACATAAACACTAAATCCCTGTAGGGAAGTAGGAATTCCTCCTAACATTAGTTACCACCTCCAAATAGTGTTTTTAAATACTCAGTATCATACTCTAGATCTGATTCTATAAGCTCTGCTACTCCCACAGGTGCCATATATCTCTTAAAGTAATATTTACCGTCCATAAGGCTTGTAGTGGGGTTCTGATTTTGATTGAACTCTATTCTTCCTCCCAATATCGCCTGTTTGGTTACAAGACCATTGTAATAATCGTTATAAGAGTCTACGATCTTATCCATCAGCTTAGGTGTAGCGGGTTTGTCTACATCTAACCAGTAAGTAAGGATAAAGTTGTTATTATCCCAGATAAACATCCTCTTGTTATTAATAAAGTTGTCTTTAATATCCCTGTTGCTTGGATAGCATCCTGTTCTGTTCCCCCATAGCCTCCACCCATTATTGAAGTTGATCGAGGTAGCCACTCCATTGTCATTTAGATAGTTGGCCTGCCCTAGGTTAAGCTCCACTTCTGTACCATCTTCAAGGCAAATTCCAGTAGTCATAAGAGGTTTGTTTGAAGGCGATTCGTAAGGCATCTCCTTGTTTTTCTGATCTATGACATACATTGAGGCAGCTACAAGAGTGGATATATGATAGATTTTATCTCCTAGACTAGCTCTAGGCCAGAAGTTATACTGGTTTTCATGGATGTAACTGTTATCATTCTTCCAAGCTGGAACCTTACTATAGCTATCCACAGTTTTTGCTTCTATATCTGTGAGGGCTATTCCATTAAAGACCTCATTGATATTTTTCATACTTGATACCAGAGACTGAGCTACTGCCGGGATATGGCTCCACCCTGGAGCCAGCCCTATATTAGGTACTCTGTTGAATTTTGTGAAAACATTAGGAATAAGGGCAAACCCTTCATTTTTAAATGATACTGGGTCTACTCCTCCTATGATGTCATCATCATCTACTGCAGAAGGATCTAACTTATCAAAATCTACAGTTTGGGCTCCGTCTGCTATGGTTATTGCCACAAGGTTAACAGTCCCATCTTCATTAAAGGCCGCTGTGTAATCTGTTCCTAGTTCCTTTCCTGTTATCTTTAAAGTATCCAGTAGGACACCTGTATCTTCTAGTTTTGCTATTCCATCGACAAAAGTAGCTGATGCAGCTGCTACGCTGGTTTTATGAATCGCTGGATCCAAAACGTTTATCATAACTACTGGTCCTGTTTTAAATAACCTGAAAAATGCATCTATAGCTTCGCAAAGAGTATATTTCTTCCAGTCGTCGCTATACCCAAAGGCTTCTATAGCCTCTTTTTCTGTATAGCAGATAACTGGTGTATTGACTTTAGGACTAGTTGCCATATTTACAGGAGCTGTCCCTACCACTACAGCGGTATTTCCCATCTGTAAGATTGTAGACAGGGAAGTAGGACTCTCTCCTGCTCTTACACCGTGATTTACTGACATTATTTACCTCCTCTGATACTTTCCAAGGCTTTCCCATATATGATACTCATCCTCGACTCAGCAATTTTGAGTTGTTGGCAAGCTCCTATATAGTCTTTCTTTTCAATGAAAAGAGGAGCTGTTAATGGATACTTCTCCTTCAGCTCCTCTACTTCTTTTGGGAGCCCTCCTCTAAAAGCCATACCTTCCTCCAGGATCCCTCTTCTTACAGTAGGTCCTATATAAAAAATAGGTGGTCTCTTTTTTGGCTTGGCTTTTGTTTCCTTTCTTTCCATTGTCTTTTTCTTTTCAGACATTCTTCCTCCTTACAGGTAATCATCTTGAGGTGCTACTGTTGCCACAGTAAAATTCAGCTTACTTTCCCCTAGGTAATAAGGGAATTTTACCTCTCCAAAAACCTCGTGCTTCATCTTCCTTTTTAAGTGACCAAAATTAAAGTTTGTATCCTTTAAAAAGTTTTCTCTAATTTTATCTATGATAGAAATCACATCCCAATGCCCATAGGCATATGTCTGTTTCATTTTTTCTTCATTTCTATGATCTGCTTCGCTCATTCCTACAGTTCCGTAAAGGACTGCTACTTCTACATCACTCTCATTGGCCTCATCCCCAACGTAGGTTGTCTGTATCAGGATATAAGGATTTCCTTTAGCTGCCTTCTTGGGAAGTGCTCCGATCTCAATAAGAGGATCTACGTACTCTCCTTCAATATCAATGAGTTTTATTCCCTTGGTTGATTCCTTAATTCTTTTTTTTATTTCCTCTTCCAGATTTCTAATTGACATTATTTCCCTGCCTTTTCAAAATATTCATCCACCATCTGAGGGAACCTCTCGTCCACATACTCCTGGGCAGTCTCCTCTATATACTTATCCAGGTTAGAGGCTCCTATCATCCCTCCCACTGAGTAACTCCGCTCCACATCCATAGGATATCTGTTGGGGCCAGACCTTCTGAAGACTTGCATATTTCCCGGTTGATTCCTTTTTTCTCCCAAGAAAGCTCTCTTCAGTTCCTTTAATCCTCCGCTTCTACTTTGAGCTACCTTTATAGGCCCATTGGAGGGAACTTCTACCTTAAACCTTGCTAAGGTGAACCTGTCCTTGTTTCTCTTCCGGTTGTTTTCAAGCTTTGCTTCAATGTTCCCTGGCTTTGCTGAAGTTATTGTTAAGGATTCTTTTATGGGTTTTTTATCTATGAAGTATTCCTCTATAATTTTCTTTACAACTTCCCTCTTTGCTTCTTTGGCTGCTTCATTTACTAGCCTTGCTGTCACCACACTCAAGGCAGATCCAGCCCGCTCGCTAATCCCTTCTAGTTCTTTCTTAGCTTTTTCAAACTCTTTTTGGTCTACAAATATCACCGGTACACCTTCACCTTCAGGTTTATAACCCCATCATCTTCCTCGGTTTCAACTATCTCATAGGAAATAGAGCCTATAAGAAGTCTCTCCTCTCTTCCTGGACTCCCTAGGAGAGCATAATCGCTCTCCTTTAAAGAAACTATTTTAGTGGCCTCTGAATTATTACTATACCCATAGTCATAGGTACTTTTTTTCCTAGTTCTTTTTGATTGTTCCTCCTCAAAGAGAACGGTCATCTCAATTCCTTCTATAACCACCTTCTCTGCAAATTCATTTGAATTAAAAAAGGTATTAGCGATATCCTTGTTAAGGTAATCCTTAAAGGTTACCATCTACTTAACCTCATAACCTTCGCTTAACTTGGCCCAAACCTCCGCTGCTCTCTCTGCTTTATTTCCAGTAGTTTTTATATCTAGCTTTTCATCAACTCCATCAAGATCAGGAACAGTCATTTTCATGAGCTCAGCAAAAGAAAGAGGTGCCTTGTCTTCCTGAGACTTTTTAAGGTTCTTATTTTCTGCCTCCAGCTCCTCAATTCTTTTTTCAAGAGGATTTTTACTTTCTTTAAATTCCTTTACAGTACCGTTGGCTATAAGACTCTCCAGGACTTTCTCATCCTTTATGTCTACAAGATCTCCTATTTCATATGTCTTTTTAGCTGTCCTATATTTTCGAATAAACCTTTTCATTTACACCACCTTCCATGAGAAGTAAGCTGACATGTCTGAAGGCTGGAAAACAGGCCTTGACTCAGTTGAAATAGATTTTTCTTTTCCATTTTTACTTATACTCACCCTTGAGTGTCTAATTTCCTCGTGAATATCCTTCCCTCCATCTTTAAAGTAAACAACCGGAGCATACAGGACTTCACCATAAGTAGGACCTCCCACTATTGTCCCCTCTGGGATAATAGGTTTGATCGCACCATTTTCTTCTAGTGTTCTATCATATTGATATATATGAACAGATCTCTTCTTATAGAAACCTATATAGGCTACTCCTGGAGCCAGGTCCTTTTGCTTAGATTCAATTGCTTCCAACCTTCTGTTATCTAAGTATTCTAATGTTTGAGGGTTGTTTACAAAAGCTGATGAAGCCTTTCCATCCATTACCACTGCCCCTACTTTTGTTCCGTATTTTTCAGCCTCTACAATAAATCCATCAAGATCGTCTAATGCTTTTATTGTGTTTACATCCCAAGTTTCTCCAACTCCTAAAGTCCCCTTATTTGACATCTTATAATCAATCTCATATGGATGGTCTCCTGATGAAGAAGTAATCTTTCCTTCACTTAAAAACTGTCCTGCAAACAGCTCCTCTTTGTTAGTGATTTGATTTTCTTGATTTCCTAAGATCTTTCCAACCCTAGTTGCCATTCTTAAACTTGCACTTTTACCATCATTAAGACTATCTCCAGCATCCCTTTTAAACGCATCTCTAGGCGTTAATACATACTTAGGAGATATGCTAGGAGCTGTTATTGCATTAGTACTTATCGCTTTTTCTTTTACTACCCTACCATCTTCTATCGGAGATACTATAGGTGCTACCTGGTTACCATTAGCTGTTGTTTCTAGCCAGACTTCCTCCTCCCCTACTGTTACTCTTGTTGGAAAGAATAAATCCCTTAAAAAGCTTCTCTTAACCTTCTGTTTCTTTCTTATTTTTCTAATTGTTTTGCTGTTATAAATTCCCATTATTCCCTCCGTTAATAAACTTCTTTTATAAAAATAGAGTTCTTTCTAGCAGCCTTGATAAAGCTTTTTATATCGCTGTCTTCTTTAACCTTAAGATATTCCTGGTTATACTCTCCTGTAAGTATCACATCTACCTCAGTGTCTCCTGCAGTAGCGTCTACATCTTCGATGAGTATCGCATTGATATCTGTATAATCGACTTCCCCTGCTATGTTACTTGTCCCATCAGAATGCTCTCCAAGGAGGGATCCCGCTTCTAATACGGCTCCTGACTTTATTATTGCTTTTCCTACTACTTCGGGAAAAAGGCCCGCCTTAGCTGCCTCCCATTCAAAAGTTGTTATTGTATTTTTCATTCTTCCCCTCCTTATACAGCTTCATATCCAGCTGCAGCTGCATTCAATATTGCTTCATCAAGTTCTTCACCAGTGTTCGTTGGTGTGGGCTGCCCTACTCCTTTGGCTCCACTGTTCTCAAAATCTTCCTGTCTTTCATGTATTTCTGAAGTTGCTTTAAACGTATCGGAATTAAGGATCTCCATAGCTACTTCTTCAGCATTTTTAACTTCCTCATACTTTGCCTTGGCTACTATCTCAGCTCCTCCATTTTTAGTATTTAGATTATCCAGCTTTTGGAGTCTGGTTCTTTCGTTAGTAACTCCTTCAGATACTCCTGCTTCCTTACCTTCGTTATAGATTTCATTGTAAAGCTCTGGATATTTATTTTTTAGCTCATCCTTTGTCATCTTTTCCCCCTCATTTACTGTATTTTTTATCTTTGACTCATTTACCGGCTTCACTTCAGGTTCTTTAGGCTCAGTGATTTTCCCTCTATTTCTCAAGTTTTCAATAAGACCTTCAGGAGTATTGTCATAAGAATTTAGGATTTCAAATTCTTCAAAATTTTCAATAGTTCCTAAGTTACTGAAGTCTTCTATTTTATCTATAAATCCATTTGCTAAAGCTTCTTCAGGATTCATCCATGTGGTTTTATCCATCATGTCAGATATTTCTTCTCTTGTAAGGTTACTTTTAGTCATGTAAACATCGATTATATCTTCTTTTATTTTGTCTAATTTATCCGCCCCTTCCCTAAAATCTTTAGCTTCTCCCATAGCAAGCCCTGAAGGATTGTGAATCATCATTTCAGCCCCAAGGCACATCCTTGTTTCCTGGCACGACACTCCTAAATAACTAGCTGCACTTGCTCCAATACCATCAATAGTACCTATTGTCTTGATATTGTTTTTAGCTGCATACCTTTTTAAACTATTTGCTATGGCATGAGCCTCAAAAACATTTCCACCAGGCGAGTTAATATTAAGATTTATTATTTCTGTGTCCTTTGCATTTATTGCATGCAACTCTCTTACAAAAGCTTGTGAACTAACTTCCCCTAATTCTTTCCAGGCCCACTTAGTAATTGCTCCATAAATATAAATATCTGTTTCTTTTGTTTCTTTGTTTGTAGAAAAGTTCCAGAACTTCCCTACTTTTTTATGTTCCCCCGGCATCTATTCCCCTCCTTCTATGTTTAGTTCCCTTATCAGCCTCTCTTCATTCCCTCTTTGCTTAATTACCTCTTCGAAGTCATTTCCGTACTCCTGACATTCAATCTCCCTCGTGGTAAAGTGTTCCTGTACTCTTATTTGTGCCGCCTTAACCTCTTTAAAAGGATCAAGACTAGCCTTTTTAGGCCCTACCCACATAGCTTTACAGTATGCTTTTCTCTTAAGCTCATCTTCAAAAAATCCAGGAGCTTTGATCTTTCCATCTGCTACAAGCTCCAAGACAAATTCCTCATAGATCGGTTGATTGAAATAATCATTAATTAACCTTCTGACTGCTACAAATCTCTTCCAGGCCTCCTCTATAGCTGCCCTACTAGCTGAATAAGAGCTTTCAAACCTATTTAGTAATACTTCCTTAGGGATTTCCAAAGCACAGCCTATTTCCTCAATTATTGAATCTACGAAAGATTTATATTGTGCATTAGGTCTTGAAGGAGATACTGTTACAATATCCTCTCCTGGGTTTAATGTCTGAAGACTACTTGATGATACTTCCAGCTTTGATGAATCAGTTATTTTCTCTCCTTCTTCTACTCCCCCTAGTGCTCCAAATTCTCCATCCTCTCCTCTGTCACTCTTTACAAATGTCCCAAATATCCCGCTTATGATAGCTGCATCTAATTCAGCTTTTGAATATCTTCCTAATTGCTTCAATGCTTCCACCACAGGTGCTATCACTGGGACTCCTCTCCTTTGTCCTGGCCTTTCTGGTTCGAATAGGTGGAGGATATTTCTTCTTCCAGTCTTTCCAAAAGCCTCTATTCTTTTTGTAGAGTACGTATACTCATCTCCTGGATGTTTATCAGCTACGTGATAAGCCACTAGCTCCCCTGTAGCACTTAGTTCAACACCGCCTTTTATGTCAGCATCACTACTTCCTTCAAAAGGATTCATTACTCTGTCAGCTTCTACAACCTGGATAGACAACTTGCTTCTGACTCCTTGCCTATTTTTTAAGACAGGAATAGCGAAAACATCTCCATTCATCGCCCAGCTTAATGTTGTTAAAGCCTGCAACATATAAAATGTGTGCATCCTCATACTGTCTGCATTGGGAGATCCTGCCCATAGTTCAAACTCTCTTTTGATGGTCCTTTCTATTTCAAGTGCTTCTTCTCTTTTAAGTCCTAAAAATTCATAATCAATTACAGGCTTTGGAACAAGTCCTGCTCCAATTACATTAGCTCTAAATTTCTTAGGGATTCCACACCCTAATGGAGTCCCCATATACAGGTCACGAGATCTCTTTATAAGCTCTTTTTGGTTAGACACTATATCTTCATCAGGCCCGCCTCTCCCTAGTATCCAGGAGAGAAATGTGCTCTTTGTTTTACTTGCTCCGTGATGACTATACCCCTTATTGATTATTTCTAGCCCTTGTCTTGCATAGGCTCTTTTTAGCCCTGCTCTGGGGCTGATCTCATTTATCACTCTGTCGATTAGATTCATTTTTTCTCCTATAAATCATCTCTAAAGATGACTCTGCGCCCCATCTTTGATTTTCCACTTAAACTTGCTACCTTCCGCTCATAATACTCAACATACTTCCTGATTTCGCTTATATTGGCTCTAGTAAGCTTTCTGCCACCTTGAGTTTCATAGCTCTGCCCTCCTATGGCAACTGCTTCCTCCGCTTCTAGCCACATGGCAAGCCTTCTTTTCGCTTCTTCCAGTATCATCTTTTCTCCTTTTGTCTGCACTGCGGACAACCTATAATCTTCCTATCTTTCCTGCATTATTCTTAGCTCTCAGCTCTGACAATTTCTCTAAGTTGACTCTTAGTAAAGTAAATGCAGCAGTTGCATAGTCTCTAAGGTCTATCCCCTCATTTCTATCTCTTATCTGCTTCCAGACAATCTTTCCGTTTTCAAAGGTCTTAACTTCAGCTGTTAAAGATCTAAAATATTTAATATCGTAATTTTTATCTGGGTTGGTAGGGAAATAACAAGTCCCTGGTCCACTCTCTATTTTCAGTCTGGAAAAGAGTAGATCTTTCAAAGCATTTACCCCTATTGGAATGAGGTGAATCTTATTTGTCTTATCTTTTCTAGGCTTATTGATAATAGGGACTCCATCTCCCCCTCTACCCTTGATACCAAATACCCTCTTACTTTCTCTTGGAGCTATAAAGTCATAGGTCTTTTTAGTGTGATGTCCCCCTGTATCTATGCATGTATTGGTAATATTTAAATGTGATCCATCAGCATAATAAAAATCCTTTTGAAGGTAACCATCTAGCTTTTCCCATACCTCATCTTTAGCAGGGTTTCCATAGAACTTTTTATACTCAATTCCATAGGATCTCTCACCTAGTCCCCAGCCTACTACTTCTATCTCCAGTCTGTCGTCCTGCACATCCACTCCTGCAGTCAGGATTAATACTTCATTAGGTAGATCTGCCGGGTAAGGTATCCTCTTATCGTAAAGTGCTTGATAATCTATCTTGTCTTTTATTTCTTCTTCCCATGTTTCACCGAGAGAAGTGTTTGTCCATGCTTTTAGCTTTTCTGGATTCCCTTTAGCCTCTAGATAGTCCTTTCTAACATCTTCCCAAGTCCTAAAAGGTGAAGCCAATTCATTTAAATGGAAGCCTTTGTGTGGATTTTCTGGGAACTCTGCTATCCATTTTCCATTCAATTGATTCTCGCTCTTCCATTCCTTCTCGGTGTGAAGAGAACCACAAGTTTCACATTCCATTACAATTCCTTCAATGTTCTCTCCCCATTTAACTTTGTCCCATTCCAGCGGTTGAAACTCTCCACAGCTAGGGCAAGGAAGATTCCATCTCTCTTTAGAAGACACATTATATAAATCTTCTATTTTTGAATTTCCTTTAATGGTAGGAGTAGATACTCTGACATGCTTTTTGTTCCAGAATGTTGTAGTTCTCTTCTCTGCCAGGGTTAGGGGGTCTCCCTCTTTTCCTGCTGATTCTGGAAATCTATCTACCTCATCTGAAAGAACTATTCTTATAGGTCTTGAAGCCAGGGATGAGGGGGAATTAGCTCCTACAAAAGTTATATGTCCCCCTGGAAATATCTTTTGCATTACTGTATTTCCTGAATCCCTACTTCTTGGATCCCGAACTATGTCCTTAAGAACTTTTGTAACCCTTATCATTGGTGCTATTCTGTCCTTAGAAAAAGCTTTCGCCATATCTACCGTAGGTTGCACTACCATTATTGGACACGGATCTAGATGCATGTATCTTCCAATGGTGTTTAGAATTGCCTCTGTTTTCCCTGTTTGCGCTGAGAACATTAGAGTTATTTCAGTTATATGATTCTCACTGATACAATTCATTATTCTTTCTAAATATGGGGTTCTATCTGTATTCCACCTTCCAGTTTCAGCAGATGACTCACTTGCTAGTTCCCTATACTTATCAGCCCACTCCGATACCTTAAGATTCTTAGGAGGCTTAAAGCCTTTGAGAGCTCTTCTTAATATTTTTAAAGTTCTGCTATTAATCTTTGATACCTTCCTCATCTCTCTCCTCCCATTCCAGATCTTTGTATTCTGATAAGCTATTTAGAATCTCATCTGTAAATGTTTTTAAAACTGACTCTATCTTTAATCTTTCAGTCTCTCCTTCTAAAAGCCGTGCTGCTTTACTAGGAATAGCTCTCACTTTTGATTTAGTCATACTGGTTACCTCGCCAAGTATGATTTCTACTTCATCCACTGGAATATATTTTTTCTTTAGCACATCTAATTTGAACTGAGCAGCTTCAGCCTTAATATCCACAAGCTTGTCCCGCTTTGCATCTACTTCTTCAAACTGTTTATCCCTATACGCAATATAGAGATTAATGCACTCCAGGAAGTCATAGCTCCCCTTCTTATTCCTAGCATCTAAAAATATATCCCTTGCATACCTTTCTGAAATTTTAAATCTTCTTGATAAAAACTTTATATCTGCATAAATCTCCTGCATATCTCCTCCAAATATATCTGGGAATTTTCAATCGGAACTGCCTAAAAAAAAATCTGTCACAAGGAAGAGCCCGAGCCTCCCCACCGCACAAACCTTTTAAAATTCCCCAGAAGGACCCAAAACTTATCCGTCCTCCTTATCGCTGAGAAACATCACTCCTACTCCATCCTTTATTGCTCTCTTCCCTACCTCATACTTTACTCTCTTGAGATCAAGCTCCACCTGCTCCAGTGGTGTTAAGATACTAAATAGTTCTTTGCCTAGTTTGAATAACTCAGAGGTTGCCATTATCCTATTCTTCAGGGCTTCCTCTTTTGACTTAACAAGTGGCCTTTCACCTTTTCTTTCTAGCTCCATTAGATATGATAGGTTTGATTTATGGAGGTTTTGATAATAACCAATTATTTCATCCCTCAACTCTACTCTCTTGCTTATATCATCCTCAATGATTGCCTGCTGCAGGATTGCTTTACTCTTTCCCTTCTGCCACTCTTCCTTGCTGGCTATGTTTCTGAGGGTTCCATAATTCACTGTATACTTTATCGATAGATCTACTAAGTCGACTCCAGCTTCATAGGCTTTCTTTATCTCAGTCTTTAATTGAGTAGGTATTTTTTTATATTTAGCCATCAATCATCCCTCAAGGTACTAAGGCCTATAAAGAGTCTGTTTTCCATGAGGTCTATGATCTTCTCACCCATGCACTCCTCTGTGTTTATGTACTGGATAATTCTCTTTCTTAGCTCCTCTACATCCTTTGTACTCTCTACAGTAAAGAATGGGTTATTGCATGTGTAGATATACGTGTTTGCCAACATGCTTATAGTCTCATTCTTGTTATCTGTTGATAGAGTACTAATTCCATATTTCTCTGCAGTTTCCATTAGTTTTTTTAGTTGATCTATCTCCAGTAAGATTAAAATAAGATCACCTCCATGTATTTCTATTCTGGTGTCATTTTTTTGTCATAAACCCCTTGGTATTTTTGAGCTCATTATAAAGAATTCTCTAGGGAATATCTTGAATTAAATTTCTATTCACTCCTCTGTGTAACCCCTATAAAATATAGTGTTATTAGACGATTATGCCTGGGAGATTCTTCCCCACTTTTCGGGATTTGTGGGGAAAAATTATTTCCACTAAATAACTTAATTTTTCCATGTTATTTAAGTGAAAATATTTGTCTTTTATTCTCTTGATTTCTCTTCCTTTATGCTTACTATCATGCTTTTTAACTATATCTATGAGGTGTTCATAATCAAATACCCAATAGTTTTCTAATAGGTGTTTATACACATTGGTGGGGACTCTTCTCCCGCTTTTTTTAGCTAGTTTAGAGCTCCTCTTAAAAGCAAGGTACTCTGCTTCTAACCTTGGTACGATCTCCTTCTCTAGACAGTTATATGCATCTACAAACAGTTTGTTATGTGATAGTTCTCTAAAGATATTATCTATGATCGAGTCATCTGCTAATAAGGCTTTTAAGGTGTTGTCCTTTCCTAGCTTCTCTGTGTAGTAACTATATGAGCTACTTAGCAGCCACCACTCTATACGCAGTAGATCTATCTTGGGTAATACAACTTTTTGCTTGTTGAAGGCTGCTTCTTTTTGCAATTCCTCTATCTTGTCATAGGCTCGTACTCCATGATTGTTCCATCCACCATCAAGGGTGGAGTCCTTAAATAAGTTCTTATATTGCAGTGTCTTTTGTCTATTGCTTATCTTTCTTAACCTTTGAAGATTTAAAAATAACAATGCCAAGACCTGAAGATATTCTTCAAACTTGACCACAAGGTTTATATTTATTTCTATCTCACTAATAATAGCTCTTGAGATATCAACCTCTACCTTATTTTGTGCTAGTTCATCCAATATCATAGCCAGGGCTTCTTTCAACTCAACCCCTCTTGCATTTGTTATATTGTGACCCTCCAATACCTTATTTGGATTGAAGGAAAGATTACTCCATACTGTATGCTTTCCATTGTCTTGAAGTTTTTCCACCTTTTCTAAAGTATAGTAGTCATCCTCTAGCTTGACCCTTTCTCCTATCCAGTCCTCCCCCTCTATACTCATTGAGGCTTGTGAGGGGGAAGTAAACTCTATATTGCTAATAACTATCCTGTCGATTCCTATCCTACACACTCTCCTCAGATCTAATTCCATCTAATCACTCCTCAAATAAGGGAGCTCTTATCTCTTCTAAAGAAATCTCTTTGCCTTCACGAACTAGCTTGATATCCTCTCTTCTACTAGATAGATACCTTTTAACTATTGCATCTACATATCTAGGATCTAGCTCCATAGTCCTGCAAACTCTTTTGGTTTCTTCACAGGCCATAAGGGTAGATCCACTACCTCCGAAGAAGTCAATAACTATATCTCCAGGCCTTGAACTATTTCTTATTGGATAAGCTATTAAGTTAAGGGGCTTCATAGTAGGATGAATATCATTTCTTACAGGTCTATCAAACCTCCATACTGTGGTCTGCTTCCTATCTAAATACCAGTTGTGTGCCTTCCCTGGCTTCCATCCCACTAATATAGGTTCATGCTGCCATTGGTAGTCTTGCCTTCCCATTACCAAACTATTCTTTACCCATACACAGCACTGGGCAAAGTAGAAGCCCGCCTCCATCATAGCTTTTCTGAAGTTCATCCCTTCAGTGTCTGCATGAAATACATAGATCCCACCACCATCCTCCAGGCTCTCATATATCCTAGAATATGAATTCAATAAGAACTCATAAAACTTAGAGTCGCTCATATTATCATTTTTGATTGTTAGCTTCTCTTTGGTAGCTCCTTCATAGTTGACGTTGTACGGAGGATCAGTCACTACTAACTGTGCTTTTTCATTTCCCATAAGAGTCTTAACATGCTGCTGGTTGGTAGAATTACCGCATAATAGCTTATGCTTTCCCAGCTTCCATAGATCACCTAATTGTGAGAAGGGCTCCCTCTCTAGATCGACTTCTGGAACCTCATCTTCTTGAATCTCTTCTATGGCTTCACTTAGATTAAGATTTATATCTTTTATCTCATCTAAATCAAATCCGGTGAGGATGAGATCGCCATCCATAACTCTTATGGCTTCTATTTCTAGCTCTAGCATCTCCATATTAAAACCTGTATCCATAGTCAGCTTGTTGTGAGCTAGAATATATTGCTTTTTCTGTACTTCAGATAGATGCTCTAGCCTTATAACATCTACTACTTCACTTCCCATCTGCTGCAGTGCTATAAGTCTTCCATGCCCCTCTATGATGACATTGTTTTCATCTATAGCTATGGGGTCATTGAAGCCAAACTCCTTTATACTCGCTTTTATCTTATCTATTTGTTCCTGAGGATGTTCCTTGGCATTGTTTGCATAAGGAACTAACTCTGTAATATTAACCTTTTCAATCTTCATATCCACCTCCTCACTTTTATCCTTATCCCAAAGGGTGAGCTGATATTGCCTAAAAGACGATTAAACCAGCTCATACTTTAAGATAAGGATAAAATTCCAAATAAAAAAGGGCGCTTATCCCATATTAAAATGAGATAAGAGCCCTGGTTTGCCTAGTCGCTCTAAGATATTAAATTTTTATGCTTTTCGTAGGTCTAATAAAACAGACCTTTCCATTATGTACTTCTATAAGAATTTCTCCATGTCCACTATCCTTGGAAACCTCTTCAATTTCTTTTTCAATTCTTTTAAGTATTTCCTTCATAACTCACCCCTAATATAATCCTAAATAAAATTTTTGTCAAATAACTTTTCAAATAGATCTCTGATCCTTATATTAGGAGTATATAGAGTTTGTATTTAAATTACTAGGGGTACAAAAAGAAAAAGTACCAGAAACGGTACTTTTTTCTTAAGGTTACTCCCCTATATTCTCAAAGGAAGCTTTAATAAGCCCTTTACCATTATCCAGATCCTCTAGACTTTTTACTATGAACTCAAAGTTCCCAGTCCCAAAGTGACCTACATTGGTCACATCTCTACCTATAGAACTATACTCCTCTAGTTGCTCAGAGGTAAACTTTAGATAAAGGATTATCCTCTTTCTCTGACACTCTATACACATAAAGTTCTTAGATGTCTTATAGGCTACATACAGTTTTTTTGGAGCTTCTTCTACACTCTCTCCCAGGTCCACTGTATAATCTCTTATTTCATCTAGCAGGTTCTTTAATTCTTCTGTTCCTAGCTTGCTTTTCCGGTCCTCATAGGTATGGATAGACGCTTCTTCCTTACACTCTTTTTTCCCTTTATTCACCTTCATAGGTTTAGGTGTAGATATATCCTTTCTGCTGAAGACCTCCTCTAGATTGAACATCCCATTCTCATAGTTCTTATACTTCCATAACTCTATAGGTGCATTCATCATCTCTGCTGCATGAAGGTCATACTTCTTATACCCTGGAGCTATGCATATGACCCTTATGCTGCTCCAGTCCACCTCTACATCCCCAAGGGTTTTATTTACAGCCATTTGAAAGTCTCCCTTGTGATCCTTTAACCATGATAAATAGAATAAGGATTGATTTAAAAGACTGGAGGATTCCTCCTTCTTATACTCTATTATCACAGGGTTATTATCCTCTGATATAGCAAGGGAATCAATCCTTCCAGAGTGAACATTACCTGTATGAAACTCTGAAGCTACAAACCTGCAACTAAAGATCTCTTCAAGGTTATTTTCCACTAAATTTTGTAAGTCTTTTTCTAGAGGAAAGTTTTTCTGTTTTATTGTTTCTAGTTTATTACCCCCTCTATTAAATAGCGGCATATTTTTCCTCCTTTATTTAATCATCTGATCCAAGATATGTTGCTATTGCAAAGATCACAAGAACTATTACTGTTATCGATTGTAATGCTGAAAAGAAACCAAGTTCACTGCTTCCTATTCCTGAAGCAGTTGAAATACCGATTGATTTATATAAGCTTTCCATAATACTTAATGTCTCTATGCTTTGAGTATGTAAATCATATAATAAAAAATCTCCTTTAAAAATATCTCTAAAAAAATTATAAGCGATCCCCTTTTTAAAAGAAGATAATTCTTTCAGAAAACCTTTAGAAACTTCTAAGTTTAACAAATGATAAAGAACTGCAAAGTTTAAGTTCAACTCTATATAACTATTGATTGCAAGTTTTATTCTTTCATGTGATTTCAAACTAGATGATTTTTTTCTGATTTTTTCTTCTCTAACTTCTATTTCTCCACTTTCAGTTTCATATCTAGCATTTTTTAATATATATTTTTTTGGTTCAACTACATCTTTCCCAAATGCAAAGATTAATTCAAATGATCTTGAAATACAACGATATATAAGTAAGTAGAGAACATAGTTTAAACTTATAATTTTCACAGGTAAATTTGCTAAAAAGAACATTACAATTGAAATTGCTAGATTAATACAATTTCTTTTTTTTATGTATCTAGCTAGCTTTCTTTCTAATTTTTTCCTTTTAAATTCACCTTTAAGATATATTTTCCCTAAATGAGCACTAACCCAGTCTAAAGATACAATTGACTTCAAAATTATCTTAAGGAATTCCTTATCTAAATCACTTTTTTTTAATAAGCTACATAACCTTTTTACGCCTTTTATTTTTATTCCTGTAATAGTAACTAAATAAAAGGCGTATAATATTAGGCACAATAAAATCTCAAGTAAAATTATATTCCCCCCCACATTAAATACAACATATTTTTACTAAAAAAAATATATTGTATTATCATTTTAACTTCCACTTATTTCTAAGCTTTTTTATCTTCTTGTCTGAGTATTACTAAAAAACTCTATTCAATAATATTTATAGTAATATCTGAGTAAAAATGATCACAAGCGTACTATACTTTGGATTTATATTGATAATGGTAAATATAGAGCTACTATTCTTAAAAATCTATAGTTTTATCTCAATTAATTTGAATACCTTACTTCTCATCCCCCCAAAATATATCTCTTAACATTAATGTTATTTAAGATATTACAAGAGGTTTATTGATTGGTATTTGAAAGATAAAATAAAGAAAAATTCAACACTCTTCCTTCTAATGACCTTTTTCTATTAGAAATATCGGCTTTCCATACTACAGATCTCTCAAAATTTTTAAAAATTCTTCTATATTATAAGCTCCATCTTCTTTTAGAGTTTTACTCTCAAAGACCATGTAATATTTATATTTAGGCCCAGCTAATTCTGCCAATTTCCTTCCTAAACGTAGTTTTTTTAAATTCTCTTCATTGCTTAAGTAATCCCCTTTTGTTTCGATCATTAAGACTTTTCTATCTTGTGTTAAGACCAAAAAATCAGGGAAGTGATTTATAAAACCATTTATGTAATATTCTTTTTTTGAAATATTCCTATGCCACCATTTTACATTATTAAGACTCGCTATTTCTAAAGCTATTTTATTTTCAAATTTATTTCCACTTTCTTCTGATTCATACAATGATTTTGCTATTCCTGAAGATGTATTCACTGGATTTATTTCTTTTTTTAACATATAATTTTCTTTACAAAAAATCTTATCACTTTCAATAGATGAGTAGAATATTTTTTCTTGGTACTTCTCTTGAAGTTCTTTTATTTTTTTCTTTATAGAAGAAGAATATTTATAAGGTGTGGCTTCAAGATCATGTATTTGCTCTTTTGTAAAGTTTCCTAAAATTCTTTCAATGTAATTTTTGATTTCTATTTCACTTATAGAATTTATTTTTCCTAATTGAGCAAAGATAATGTTTTTAAAGTCTTTTATTTTTTCAGAATCGGTCTTCTGCGAGACGTGTTCATTAATATAACTTATTGCTTCTTTATCCAATTTTTGATACTTTGGTATATATTCATCATTACCTTGATTTTCAAGATCAATTTTTACAATATCAGCCTTTATAATATCAAAATCAATTTTAATATCTTCTTGCTTCAAAGAAAAACCTTCTAACAAATCTTCTTTAGATAATTTTTTGTCAGCTTTTATATCAAAAAGGCTATTTTGTTTTGTTTTTATAAAGAATTGAGGTAACTTTAACTTTCTAGCTTCTTCTTCAAATTCTTTGTTCATATGATATATTTTCATTTTGGATTTCAACTCCTCAGCAACCAAGTCAAAAGGATTTTCATCTTTTATTTCATGAAGTTTTTCTTTGAATTTACTTTCTTCTTTTTTGGCTACTTCAATAATTTTTTCCGTAAATTCTATAGTCTTTTCAGTATTTTCAACTATTTTATTGGTTTGAAATTCAAATTTATTTCCATTTTCTGGGACTAATGGAGAAATTGATTGTTGCTTCAAATTAAAAAGCTCATTATTATTAATTTTATTTTCTTGAATATTGTCACCAACTATTCTATAGTCCTTTTCACTATAACCAGACTTATTAAGTCCTTTTATTATATTCTCTAAAGTCCCATAAAAATCATTTGAACAAGTAAAAACATATGATAAATTTAATAGTTCTTCCTGATGTCTTTTTACATAAGGCTGCCTTAGAATTCTCCCTAATGTCTGCTCAACATCAACTTGTGATGTTCTATTTGCAAGAGTGGCTAAAATATAAGCAAATGGACAATCCCATCCTTCTTTCAACGCATTAACAGTTATAATAAATCTGATTTCACAACTTTTTTTTGATAAATCCAATCCTTTTAACTCATTTTTATTAGAAGTTTTTATAGCTATCTGTTCTTTAGGTATCCCAATTTCTATTAATGCTTCCTTAATCTTATCAAACGTTTCACTCTCTTCTCCTCTTTTAGGCTGAGCTTGAAAAAGAACAATTGGTCTAATATAATTCCCAGTTAACTTTTCTTCTTGAATAGCTTTAATTTCAAGATTTTTTTGGAGTTCAATAGCATCAATTAGTACTTCCTCTTTGTCATGATGATTATATACAACAACTGGTAGCTTTACCATATTTTCCTTTTTTAATTGCATTGCATCAACATAAGAGATTATATTACTATTCGCTTTAGGAGTTGCTGTCAAGTCAAGTATAAAGGACGGATTTAAATTATAGAGCATTTCTAGGCTTAAAAAAGTTTCTGCATTATGACTTTCATCCACAATTACGAGAGGATTTAATTTATTAATTACTTGAATTAACGACGTTTCATCTGCATTTTCTATTTTAAATGAATTATTTCCATTTAATTTATCAAAACTATACAAATAACCATTTTCTTGATAAATTTTTCTATCATCCTTCTTTTTACTTCTAAGAGCGTCATAGCTAAGTACAAATATACTTAACTGTTCACTTACTGTACCAAGATCAAAACCCTGACCACTTAAAAGTTCCTCTTTTGTATAGATTTCTACTCTATTCTTAAAATGAGTATTAATCTTTTGTCTATAAGGGTGTTCTCTATTTTTTAAGTTTTTTATTGTCTGCTCCAAAATTGTAGTTGAAGGTACAAGCCAAACTACAGCTTTAGTTTTAATAGAAGGCATTGCTTTGAATATAGGTTGGATAGAGTTACAAGCAACAAAAGTCTTTCCACCTCCTGTTGGTATTTTTAAACAGATGTGAGGCACTCCAGCTATGTTATTTTTGTAAGGTTTCATCCCTCCATGTCCTATAGCAATTCCTCTTTTATTCCAAAATTTTTCATAAGAAATATTAATTTTTTTCTTTTCATTCAAAATTTCTAAAAAATCTTCTAAATCGTACATTACTTTTTGTTGATATTGTTTTAATTCCATTTCTCCTCCGTCCAAATATATTTTTATTATAGCTGTGTGATATCTCTTGGAATTTTTTTAAAAATAATATTTTTTTCTAGTAATTCGTTTTTATCGATACTACATGCATCAGCGTAAATTATATACTGTTCTGACGGCTTATCTATAGTTAATAGAAATTCATAATTAAGTTTAGTGATTTTATCACTATCGTAATAAAAATAATAATCTGAATTATTTTTACTTCCTAAATAATATTTATTTTTTGTTACTTGCTCTTTGACTAATTGTTCCCCTGTTTCTGTATAATAAATATAATTTCTCAAAGTTTCTTCATCGATATTTTTATTCAATATGTTATCCGGTGTAAATAACCTTTCTCCAAGCTCATAAAAATTAAAGTTACTTTTAATTCCTTTTATGAAGCTTTTACCTTTTCCATAACCAGTTATTACTTTTTTAATTCTCTTTGCAGTTACAGTATCAGCATACTCTTCTAACTCTATTAAAATAAACTTCCTCTTCCCACCATCTTCTTGATTCAAATTTAAAACTGCATGACCTGTCGTTCCTGATCCGGCGAATGAATCAAGTATAATGTCCTCAGAATTCGGAGCACCAATTTTTAACAAGTATTCAATAAGTTTGTTAGGCTTTGGATAATCAAATTTTTTTATCTCCATTCTTTCTAATTCTGTCTTCATTTGCTCTGTTGTTCCCATTTCGGTTATCACTGATAATATATTTCTTGCTTTTTCTCTTGTTTTTTTATAATAAATCACACCATTTTTTGATAAATAAAAAGTTATTTCTCCATCTTTTTCTTTTAGTGGTTTAAAACCATTATCTATGAAGTCTTTTAATTTATTTGCGTTTGCCCACCCACTATAAACCGTACATTTTTCTTCTAGTTTGTAATTCGATACAATTAGGTCATTAAGTTTAACAGGCATCTTATTGTTTAAATTATATTTATTTCTTATTTCCTTAGAGATAAACTTTTGGTCATTAACTTCTATATAAAAATCATCAGAAATCGTACTTTTTTCTATTTTCACATTCCTTTCTAAACATGGAAACCCAACAGGTAAATCTATAAATGAGGGGGGATTTTTTTTCCCATTTTTTGTAATTGAATTTTCTGCATAACCTTTCCAAATATTACTTTCTTCACGAGTTGTTGGATCAATAGCATGTCCAATTGCTGAATCTATAAAATTTCTATTTTTGACATAGGTTAAAATGTATTCATGATTAACTTTTATATGAAATTGATTATCACTATGCCCTTCTGTTCTCCAAACTAATTTCGAAACGAAGTTATTGGATCCGAATATTTCATCACAAATCAATTTTAAATTTGCTTCTTCATTATCGTCAATACTAATAAAAATAACACCATTCTCTTTTAATAATTTTTGCAATAACTTGAGCCTAGGATACATCATACAAAGCCATTTATCATGTCGAGATAAATCTATTCCTTCTTTTTCTACTACTCCTCCTAACCATTTTTTAATCTTAGGATGATTAACATTATCATTATAAATCCAATTTTCTTTTCCTGTATTATAAGGTGGATCTATATAAATGCATTTGACTTTTCCTTCATATTCTGGAAGTAATGATTTTAGTGCCTCTAGGTTATCTCCATGTATTATTTTATTCTCACTTTCAGTTTTTTCTTTGCTTTCCTTCCCATTATCAAATCCATACCTATATTTCAGTATTCTAAATGGTATCTCTTGATGGTGATTAATAACTTTATCTTTTCCTATCCATTCAAGCATTGGCATATTTATTTATCCTTTCATTGATTCTTTTATTCTTTAATTTAATTTTTTCACTTAAAATTCCATTCTATTTCAATCATTATAGAATTTAGAAAATATTTATCATTTCTTATAATACATTAGATTGTTAAATTTTATTCTCCCCTTCCTAGCTTTCTTCCAACTGAGATACTTCCATTCATAAGATCTCAAATTATATGTTTTCCCCCACTAATTAAGCCTTATTCATTATCCATACAACCTTACCACAAACCTTAAAGTTGTCCCCTTTCCTTACTTCTCTGGCTGGATATTCCTTATTATCTGAAACCAAATAGCACTTCTTATCGATGCATCTATACCTTTTAACCACAGCCTCTTCTTCATGGAGAAATACGCCAATTTCATTGTTCCCAACCTCAGTATCCTTTTTTACAAGTACTACAGATCCATTATTAATAGTAGTCTCCATAGAATCTCCCTCTACATTGATGGCAACACACCCCTTTCCCATACTTGCAGGCATAGGAATAAAATCAACAGGCATAGGATCTGGTTCTAATCCCATTCCGGCAGACACACTATCATATAGTGGTATTTGTATATAGTCACCTTCTACTATGTGGCTGATATTACTTTCCTCTTTTTTACATTCTTTTTCTTTTTTAAGACGGTTAAGTTCTTCTAAAACACTCTTAGGGGTTTTAAAATATTCAATTTCTCTTTTTAAAAAAGCTATCTCATCTTTGGTTAACTCCAATACATCAGCAATTTTTTCTATAGTTTCCACTTTAGCAGCTACTTCTTTTTCAATATCAGAAATATAGGTATGTGAAAATCCAGTCTTATAGGCCATTTGTCGAAGTGTATAACCTTTTTTTTGTCTCTTTTCTTTTAAAAAATTTCCAAAACTCATAGCTTCTCCTTTTTACTTGATATAAAGATTTTATTGTTTTTTAATGACTTTGTAAACAAAATTGATTACAAAGTGTAAACAAAAAAAGTTGACAAACTGAGTACAAGGTTGTAAAATCCAAGTGTAAATAAAAAAAGTTTACACAGGAGGAAAGAATGTCTTTAAGTAAAGTTGTAAAAGATCGTTTGTCTGAGATAAATATGACTCAATCAGAACTATCTAAAAGATTAGGGGTAACACGCCAACACGTCTGGAACTCCCTTGAGCGTTGGGAAAATGGTCACACTCCAACTGTCAAAACTATAAAAAAGTGGGCCAAAGTTCTTGATATAGACTATTTAAACTTAATATCAAATTTGTAAGTAAAATTTTATTACTTACAAATAGTAAATAATAAAATACAACAATAATTTAATCATAAGGGGGGAAGCTATGAGTAGACCTGAGTGTTACTTGTCCTTAGAACTGGAACAAAGAATGAATCTTCAAGTCAGGATCATGACTATACAGGATTACATGAGATATGGAGGTGTTATAGATAAATCAGATGATGATAGAAGAGTTAAATCCTTTGGTTTCGATAAGCATACCGAAGATATGCTTATCTACTTCACGAGACTTCTGGACAAAGCCATAGAGTTGGAAAACTGGAACCTAGTAAAGAAAACCAAGGATGAGATATCAGACTTTAAGAAAAAATACACAGACAAGAAGAAATCCCTTCATGAGTTGGAGCTGCACTATGAAGAATTGGACGACAAGCTGAGGGAGTGGCTCATGGAATACCTGGCCACCTCCCTGGAAAGGACCCAGAATGAGAGTTCAAAGATAGATATGCAGATGATCCGAGAGAACCTGAATAAGAAAAAGAGAAAAAAGGAGAAGTAGCATGGAATATTTCACAGTTGGAGATATAGCCAATCAGGGGTTTTACCCTATTCCAGAAAAACTATTTAACAATAAACACTACCAGAAAAGGGTCAAAAAAATCAAAAAAGTCAAAGAAAAGAGTTTAATGGTTCCCAAGGAAATTAATACTACCGAGGAACTGCTATCAGATACATCTAAAATTGTATACGGTGTTATGTGCCGGTACTTGAATTACTCTCTTCAGAATGGATGGTTTGATAAAGATAAAAAGGTCTATATCAAGCTCTCTGTTACTACCTTAGCAGAGATGCTGAATAAATCCAGAGACACTATTATCAAATGTAAAAAACAATTAGAAACAGTAGGGTTGTTAAAAATAATAAAGGAGCAACATAAAGCAGATACTTTTTACCTGGGAAAAGTAAAAGATAGACCTGAAGAGGATATCGTTATGGAGGTGGAAAGCAGGATAAAAGATGAAATTCAGACTCCTAAAATCCTCGAAGTCGATAATATCGACCCGTCGAAAGTTTCTGATAAACCAGTCGAAAGTTTCGACTTGGAGGTGGTCGAAAGTTTCGACCCTATTAGAGTATTACCTATTAGAGATAATAAAAGAGTAGTAGCAGAGAGGAAGGAAAATCATACTGCTGCCCCTGAAGATGACTTTACTAAAAACCTGAAGAACCTCCTCCTGGAGTCAGCTGTAAAAAACACCAACTCCAATACCCTAAAAAATATCACTACCCTAACCAATGGTGACATCAAAGAGGTAGAAAGAGCCATAGCTTTTATGAAACTCAAGAATAAGAGCATGACTCCAGGTATCCTTGTGGCCATCTTAAGGGATGGAGACTATAAAAACTCTGGAAGCATAACCCCAAAGGAGATCAGACGAGATGAAAAAATAGAGTTTATGGCATCTAAGTTAGGAGAAACTGAAGTGAGAAGGTTGAGGGGCTTAGTATTAAGTGAAATTGGTTTTGAATGCACTGGAGTAGATGATCAACTGGGAAACATCCTCTGCAGAAAGTTTAACGAATATCTAGCCAAGGGAGGTGTCTATGTGCAGTAGCTATAACAAAGATCTGGAAAAGGCTCTAAACAGAGCAAGAAAGAATATCTATGTATCCAAAGCCGTGTCCAGGCTCAAGAGGGGAACATGGGAGTATCTGGAATACCTCAGGATCTTCTCCCACAAATACAGGGAGGAAAATGTAAAAGCAGCCCTCAGGGACCTATACTCCTTTAACCGTGAGATTAAAGATATTAAGGGACTGACAGCTGCTCTCGTAAGAAAGAACTATAACCTTCAGTGAATCCCGACCAAAGAAGACCTGAAGAAAGTTCTTGCTCTTAGTATAACACAAGATTTTACTTATAAATATAATTTTAGGGGGCTCACATGAAAAAATGCCCAAATTGCTCAGAAAGGGTAAAACACTACTCGACCAAATATTTATACGGCAGTAAGAAAAAAAGGTACTACAAGTGTTCCTGCGGGGCCAGGTTTGTAACTACCTATCAACAGAAAGAAGTTATCATCAAAGTTTTTAAGTGATAGAGGAGGCTTATAGATGAAGAGAACTATAGAGGAATTAATAAAGGAAAGCAAGAGCTATATAGATCAGGGATGGGTAGCTGACCAGGCCATGAAAGAGGTATGGGACAGTAAATATGATGATCTTACAGAGGACTTTACAGATGAGCAGATCTTAGCCATGAGGGATAAGTTCTTCAATGATAAGTTTGATACCCTGGACCTCTACGAAAGAAAGCAGTCCTATTAAAAATAAAAAAATTAGGAGGAAGTTTATGATCATATATGTGAAAAATAATAAGGGAGGTACAGGAAAGTCTTCAATCTCAAGGAACTTAGCCCATGGCCTTACTACTAAAGGGTTTAGAACTGCTTTGGTTAGTGGTGACTCTCAGAATGATTCTCTCATCCTTCTAGGGCAGGAATTTACAGACAAAAAAGGTTTGAAATACTTTTCTCAATACGGAGAAGATATCGAAATCAGGATTAGAAAAGACCTTGACTATTACCCTCTGGAAACTAATTCCATAGGAACAGGATTGAGGAAAAAGGTTATTAAAGCTTTTGAAAGACTCGATAAGGAGTATGACATTGTAGTAGTTGATGGAGCCCCATCCAAAGAAGACCAGCTTTCTAAAATTGCAGCAGAAGTCACACACCAAATCATCATCCCGGTTCAGCTTGATGGTGCATCTATTAAAGCAATTAAGAGACTCCAGGAGACTGTAGATATAGAAAAGGTTAGCTGTGTAGTTCCTAACCTCTTCTTAGGAACAAAAGATGAAACAGATATCTATGATGCTCTTGATCAATTCTTTGAATCTACCAATGTGTATCTCACTAAAGCAATTAAACATACCGCTTTTGAAAGACGGCTATGTTTAAAAGGTAAGAGTATCTATGATTCTAGGTCTAAGAAAACTTTAGAATCAAAAGCTGTATATGACGAAATTATGGATGTGATCATCACATGGGAGTAATGGATATTAATAGTGACTTAGAAGGTTTTAAGGCTTTAAAAGTTTCATTGGTTCATACCCCCAAACAGATCAAATATTTGACCAGGGACCTAACAGACAGTGATGAGAACATCCTCTGGAATGAACTTAAGCATCTAAGAGGAACTACTATCCTTTCCTTTAGAGAGATTGGGAGGAGATTAAAGGAGTTACAGGAGAGATATTCCAAAAAAGGAAGTGGAGAGTTTGAAAAGAGATACAGTGAATTAGGTTTTAAGAAGATGGAAGTTTATACCTTCATAAAAAAGTATGACTTATTTCTTCTTGATGCTGGTACAGAAGAAAGTATCCTTCTAGATCCTCCAGAGAAAACCACTTCTTCCTTAGTGAATGAACCTGAAGAAATAGAAGAAGCTGAGATTGTCCGCACTGTGGACAATCCGGAGATGATAGGCAAAAAACTGGAGGGGGCATCACAACGAATAATCGGAGAACTTGAAAAGTCTCCGAAAGAAGTGAGAGGTAAGTTTTATTCCGGAGAGATAACTACAGCTACAGAAATTAAAAATGAAAGAAAAATCATCACTCCCGGCAAGACATTAAAGGCTGCTGTCATTGAAGATGACAGAAGGAGCGAGAGGGTAAAGGAGCTTACCAAGGAACTGAAGGATATAGATAGAGAAATAACCGAACTGCTGGAAACTGAAAGAAAGCTAAAAAGATTGAGGGAGCAGAGGGCAGAGGTTGTAGAGGAGCTATCTAAAGTTAATAACCTTAAGTTAGATTTCAATGAAGACCCAGTTTATAAAAATCTGATGGAGCATTTAATACAAATTAAAAACAAGAGGAAAGGTGTCATGACTCATACTAAAATAGATCTTAAAGATGATTGGTGGAGAAGCAGGGCATATGAATGGTGGCAAGAGAATAAAGACACTCTGGGACTTCAATGGTATGAAATTGAAGAAAAATATTGTGTATAGTCAAATAAAGAATTATTAAAGGAGGAATAAAAATGGTAGAAATGGCTTATATAGACAATGAAGAGGCTTGTGTTGTTGTAACTAAAGATTGTACATGGGATGATGCTGTAAAAAAAGCTGAAGGTTTTTTAAAGGGGTATGCTTCAGGAGCTTGTATTGTTACAAATCCAGCAGAACCTAAGCAAAGCTATGTCCATAGAGATGCTGAACACTGTAAACATGAAGGTTGGGAGTGGGCTCTTGATAGATATACAGTTAGTAATGAGCCCGTTTGGACAATAGATGTACATACAAAAGAGGTGGAATAGACGTGAACATATTAGATGGCAGCAGCTTAATAGTCAGTGAAATGTGTTGTAATTGTAAAAACTACGGGGCAGATGGTTATTGTGATACTGTAGAAGCTAATATGAATGCCCATGATAGCGGATGTCCATATTTTGTTGAAGAGTAACAAATAGATATTTTATTATTTGGAAAGGAGTAAATATGTTATTGTATGGAGCTAAGGAAGTGGAGAAGCTACTAGGTGTATCAAGAGCTAGAGCTTATCAGGTAATCAAAGAAATAAATAAAGAAATGGCATCCAAGGGATACCTAACCATAAGTGGAAAGGTCAACAAGATCTACCTGGTTGAAAAGTTTGGATTCAAAGAGGATTACTTGGAGAGAGACAATGCCAGCATATAAGGAAGATAATGGGACCTGGACCCTTCTCTTCCGTTACAAAGATGAGATCTTGGATAAGAATATCCAGAAAAAGAAGAGAGGCTTTAAAACAAAAAAAGATGCTCTCAAATATGAAAGGGAATTCCATTATAAAGTTAAAGGTAGTACCGATATGAAGGTCAATACTCTTTATGATCTGTACTTAAAAGATATTTCCTTGAGGATAAAACCTAAAACTCTGGAAACTAAAAAATATATCTTCTCCACTAAGATACTTCCCTTCTTTGGAGAAATAAAGCTAACAGATATCACCCCGCTTAAGATCAGAAACTTTCAGAATGAATTAATGAGTCAAACCAACCCAAGGACCGGAAGTTGCTATACACTTGCTTATCTTCAGAAAATAAACGCTCAGCTAAAATCACTCATCAACTATGCAGTAAGGTACTATGGCTTAAATTCTAACCCCTTCACAAAAGTCGAGAGCCTCAGGCAGCATGTTAAGGAGCAAAAAAAGGAGATCAAGATCTGGAGTGTGGAAGAATTCAACAGGTTTATTCAAGTCATAAAACATAAACCAATAAGCTATACAGGATTTAATCTCCTCTTTTGGACAGGTATGAGAGTGGGTGAGCTACTGGCACTTACTAGGGAAGATATGGATCTGCAAAATAGAAAAATACACATTAGGAGAAACTATAGTAAATTGGTCGGAGGAGAAGAGGTAATAGGAACCACTAAGACCCAGTCAAGTGAGAGGACTATATTGATCGATGATCATTTAGCAGTAATCTTAAAGAGATATATTGGTATGCTCTACAAGATAAAGGAGAAGGAAAGGCTCTTCTCTATCACACAACACCTTTTTAGAAATGATATCACCAGATACCATGAAAAAGCCGGTGTGAAAAAAATCAGGGTACATGATCTAAGACACAGCCACGCATCCTTCCTTATCAATAAGGATGTTAATCCACTTATCATCTCTAAGCGGCTAGGACATGCCAAGGTGGATATTACTCTTAACACCTATGCTCACCTATATCCATCCAAAGAAGAAAAGATAATAGATATAATAAATGAAAGCAACAAGGTTTAAAATCTTGCTGCTTTTTTATTTTTTCAAAATGTTACCATTTTGTTACCAATAAAAAAAGAGCAGATGGTAAGCTCTGCTCTAATGATTATAAATACTGGTGCCACCTGCCGGAGTCGAACCGGCGACCTCTACCTTACCATGCTTTTATGATTTTTTATATACCTTCTATCCCTTTGTTTTCATTTATTTCTTTTTTATTTATTTGTTTTTTGTAACATTTTACACCCTTTTTTTATATTTTCTTTGCCAAAACTTTGCCATAAGCAGCATCTAGAATGTCCACCATTTTATCCTCAGTAGATTGATATAAATGTGAGTATGTGTTAAGCGTCATATCTACCTTAGCATGCCCCAATCTTTTGGATATTGCCAAAGGGTTCACCCCCTCATTTATCAGCAGGCTTGCATGAGAATGTCTTAAATCATGAGGTGTAACCTTTTTAACACCTGCCTTATGACAATACCTAGAGAGATCATTTTTAAAAACTTCCCTTGTCATATTAAAGAGTCTGCCATCACTACTTATCCCATAGAGCACTCTAATATATTTCTTTAACAACTTTACAAGATCCTTGGGCATTTTTATAACTCTTTCACTGCTTTCATTTTTAGTTGATTTAATTATATCCTTTCCATTCAACCTAGCATATGATTTGTCTATTTTTATCGTTCCATTAATTAAGTCTATATCCTTCAAACTAAGCGCTAAGAGTTCGCCTGTCCTAATACCAGTCCAAAAGAGTACGTGAAAACCTATATAGCTCATTGGTTTATGTTCTATCACCTTCACAAATCTATTGAATTCATCCAGTGTCCAAAACTTTACCTTCTTTTCATACCTTAATTTTAAAGGTCCTGCCTTCTTACATGGATTCTCACTCAATTCATAAAAATTCACTGCATGATTCATAAGAGCTGAAAGTTGTGCATTTATCTTCTGAATATAGTGAGCCTTATATGGTCTCCCATTCCTTGGATTGACCCCTGTGATGAGCCGGTTTTGAAAATCTCTAACAATAATCGGGGTTATTTTTGACATCTTCATATTATTAAAGTAAGGAAGAATACTACCTTGAAATATAATTTCTTTCAGATGATAGGTAGTATCTTCTACTCTTGGTTTTACATCGGCCATATATAATTTATAGAAGGAGGCGAATGTCATATTGACTGACCTACTTCCTTTTAATTTATACTCACTTTCCCAAAGTTTTGCTTCTCTTTTAGTAAGAAACCCTCTCTTCTGAGATTGTTTTACAACCCCTCTTTCTTTGTAAGTGTAAACTACTCTCCATTTTTTACCATCTTTATAAACCGGCATCTACCTTTTCCTTTCTATATCTATTCCTAATTTTTTACAAAGAAACTTAGAATTTACCCTTCCTCTTATAGTAATGTATCCTGCATTCTCCATATCTCTGTTCACTTCTTTCATTATCTGATATGCTTTTCCAACCTTTACCTGACATACCTCCATTACATCTTCTACTTTTAATAGCTGTTTCATTCCTATCCCCTTCTCTTTTGTTTCTTTTTCTAATAATAAAACTCTAATAATTTATTTTTTTATGTTTTATAAATCGGTAAAACTTAAAAAAATCTCCACCCTGTTTTTTACGCTAAAAAAGCGTAATTTTTTTCTAAAAAAATATAGTTAATGGTACCTCTAAAGCCATGGCTGTTTTCTCGAGAAAACTAAATAAAACATCTTCACCCCTGGCAAAACGATTTAATCTAGTTGTATAACTCTGTCTAGACAAACCTATTTTTTTTGCTACATCTTCTAAAGTCATATCTCTCCTTCGGATTTCTGCCCTAATATTATTTGCTACCTCATAATGCTCACTCACTACATTCCTCCTGACTTATTTAAAAAACTCTACACCATATTTTTTACCATTTATTCTGCGTAAAGTCAAAGTTTTTTTTCTAAAAGTCAATTTATTTTGCTTTTATTTAGCGTAAGATGTAAAATAGTCTTAGTAAATTTAAGGGGATTGGGGGATTCTGCAAATGAAAAAAACAGGTGATATAATCAAAGAGTATCGTGAAAAGCAAGACTATACTTTAACTAAATTAGCTGAAGAAGTTAATAAAAGTGTCGGATATATAAACGATATTGAAAAAGGAAGACGTAATTTCCCTAAGAAAGAAATTGGTGATAAACTCATCAAGGTTTTAAAAATTTCTGATGAAGATATTAAAAATATAAAAAAGTATGAGGATTACAAAAGGACTCCAGAAAGTATAAGAAAAGAAAATTCTGATGCTAAAAAAATCATTACTTTTATAGCTGAAGGAAAAACTGAAACAAAGCTTTTTAAAGAAATGCTCTCTAATTTATTTACATGCAATTATGATGATTTACTACAGAAAATCAATTCATATAGCAAAAATAAAATAGAAACTAAAAAATCTATCACAAAAATACACGGAATGATTAATCTTAAGTTGCCTGTTTATAAAGAAACAAAAACAGGTGGAATAAATATAAACAAAAGTAAACAAGTCGGAACTAAAGAGATCTTTACGAATAAAGCTTTAAAAAACTCTTTTATAATTGAGATTTTAAATGACTCCATGAGCCCTGAGATTAATCCTGGGGATTGGATAATAGTAGATCCTGACGAAAAAGAAATCATAGAGAATAAGATATACCTTGTAACTTATGAAGAAAAGACCTTTATCACTCAGATAGCTACTCCAGCTAAAAGTATGGTCATATTAAAAAACTTCAACAATACTAAGTATCCAGATAGATATATTATGAATGAAGATGTAAAGAAACTGACGATAGAAGGTCGAATTGTTAAAGCCGTTTCAGAAAAAGAGTATTAGCACATTCAAATCAATTACGGGGTGGTTGTATGTTTAACAAGAAAGAATTAAGTGAAACAGATATAAGAAGTAAGTATATAGATCCTTCTATTTTAAAGAGGGGATGGAGCGAAAACCAAATAAAGAGAGAGCACAGCTTCACCGATGGTAGGATAATCGTAAGCAAGAAGGGGGCTACCAGAGGAGTTAAAAAGAAGGTGGACTACATGCTCTACTACAAGGCTAATATGCCACTAGCAATAGTGGAAGCCAAGAGCAATAAACATTCTATGGGATCAGGAATGCAACAGGGAATAGATTACTCAGAGGGGCTTCAGCATGCTGAGAAGCTAGATATCCCATTTATCTACTCCAGTAATGGAGATGGGTTCATAGAGCACGACAGACTTACTGGAAGAGAAGTGGAGCTAGGTTTAGATGAATTCCCGTCACCAGAGGAGCTATGGAGGAGATACTGTGTTGGGAGAGGGATTACACCTGAAGCTGAAAGAATAGTTAAACAGGACTACTTTTTTAAATTAGGTAATAAAACTCCTAGATATTATCAAAGAATAGCCATTAACAGGACTATAGAGGCTGTATCCAAGGGACAGGATAGAGTACTTCTAGTAATGGCCACTGGAACGGGAAAGACTTATACAGCTTTCCAAATTATACATAGGCTCTGGAAGGCTAGGGAAAAGAAGAGGATCCTCTTTCTTGCAGACAGAAACATACTTATCGACCAGACTATGGCCAATGATTTCAGAGATTTTGACGACAAGATGATAAAGATTAATAGAAGAAATATCAGCAAGGCTCACGAGATATATTTAGGACTTTATCAATCTATGACAGGTACAGAAGAGTGGCAGCAGGTCTTCAAGGAGTACAGTCCAGAGTTCTTTGACCTAGTAGTTGTAGATGAGTGTCACAGAGGAAGTGCCAAGGAGGATAGTGCTTGGAGGGAGGTCCTTAATTACTTCTCCAGCGCTACGCATATAGGCCTTACAGCTACTCCTAAAGAAACCAATGAAGTAAGCAATATTCACTACTTTGGTGAACCTCTCTATACCTACTCACTAAAAGAAGGAATAGAGGATGGATTCCTAGCTCCCTATAAGGTTATGAGAAAGGGGTTAGACAAGGATCTAGTTGGATATAGACCTGAAAGAGGAAAGGTAGATAAATACGGCAATGAGATAGTCGACCGTGAGTATAATGTAACTGACTTTGATAAGAGTCTAGTACTGGAGGAGAGAACTAAAACTGTAGCTAAGGAAGTAACAAAATTTCTAAAGGCTACCGACAGGTTCAGTAAGACCATAGTATTCTGCATAGATATAGATCATGCTGAAAGGATGAGACAAGCACTTATAAATGAAAATAGTGACCTAGTCAGAGAAAATCCTAAATATGTAATGAGAATAACTGGAGATAACCCAGAGGGGAAGGCACAGTTAGATAACTTCATTGATCCTGGAACTGCCTACCCAGTAATAGCTACTACATCTAAACTTATGACTACAGGGGTAGATGCAAAGACGTGTAAGCTTATAGTATTAGATAGTAATATAAACTCCATGACTGAGTTTAAACAGATCATAGGAAGGGGAACTAGGGTAGACGAAGCCTACGGTAAGTCATACTTTACTATAATGGACTTCAGAGATGTAACCAGACTCTTCTCGGATCCGGATTTTGACGGTGAGCCTATACCAGATAAAGATTTTGATCCAACAAGTATTGGTGGCTATAGTGGTGAGAAACCTCCAAAGGGTAAGGGCGATGAGGATGATGAACCTGAAGGTGAATATGGAGGTGCACCTAAGAAGTTCTATGTGGACGATGTAGAGGTAAAATTAATCAATGAGAGGGTACAGTACCTGGATGCCTCTGGAAAGTTGATTACAGAGTCTCTGGTAGATTACTCTAAGAAGAATATCAAGAAGCAATTTGCAACCTTAGATGAATTCCTGAGCATCTGGAATAGAAGTCAGAAGAAGGAAGCAGTATTGGCTGAACTTCACGAGAAGGGAATTTTCTTTGATGAGCTCAAGGAGGAGATAGGAAGAGATATGGATGAGTTTGATCTCATATGCCACCTTGCCTTTGACAGGAAGCCTCTTACAAGAAGGGAGAGGGCTAAAAATGTAAAAAAGAAGGATTACTTCTCTAAGTATGAGGGAAAGGCCAGAGAGGTATTAGAAGCACTTCTAACTAAATATACAAACCAGGGGATCTCCCAGATAGAGGGCATCAAAGTGCTTAAGTTGGATGAATTTAAGAAAATAGGAGGATCTCCGGCAAAAGTTGTAAAGATGTTTGGTGGCAAGGATGGATACTTGAATGCAGTAAGGGAATTAGAACAAGAGATTTATGCACAATAGGGAGGCTGAAAATGAAGGAAACACTTAAGCTTGATTTCAAAGAGATGAAGAGTTTAGTTATAAATAAAGTAGATGAGGAAATTGTAGTCATCTATATCAGAAGAGAGGACAATAAGCATGCCATGCAGGTATTAGTCAATGGAGTAGTGTCTAAGACTCCTATTAAAACGATATTAATTGAGTATGTGGAATACAATAAGTTGGATGTAAATATAGAAAAAGGCAGAACAACATATCAAATTTTTGACGATATATATAAGATAAGATATAAAAAATAAGAGTAATTAGGAGATAGAGATGTCATTAACAAATTTTGTAAAGGGTACACAGGATATAATGAGGATGGATGCAGGGATAAACGGAGATGCTCAGAGGATAGAACAGCTTGTATGGGTCCTGTTTCTTAAGATGTTTGATGTAAAGGAGGAAGAGTGGGAGTTAGAAGATGACTATAAAGCTATCATTCCTAAGAAATACCAATGGAGAAATTGGGCTGCTAATGATGAAGGCATCACCGGAGAAGAACTTCTTGAATTTGTAGAGAGCATGTTTAAAGACCTAAAGAACTTAGAGGTCTCTGCAGATACTGATCCTAGAAAGGCACTAATTAAGGATTTCTTTGAAGACTCTCATAACTACATGAAGTCAGGAACCCTTCTTAGGCAGCTTCTAAATAAGATAAATGAAATAGAGTTGGATGACTATGAGGAAAGGCACGCCTTCAATGATATATATGAGAGCATCCTAAAAGATCTCCAGAGTGCAGGTAATGCAGGAGAGTATTATACCCCAAGAGCTGTTACAGACTTCATTATAGATAGACTAGATCCAAGAATAGGTGATAAAGTAGGAGACTTTGCTTGCGGTACAGGAGGATTTCTTGTAAGTGCATTAAATCATATGAAAAAAATGCGAAAGAAAGAAAATACAGGAGATATGGAGATTTTGGGAAGATCTATCTATGGGATCGAGAAGAAACCTATGCCCCATATGTTATGTTTAACTAATATGATCCTCCACGATGTGGATACACCAAATGTCCGTCATGATAACGGACTTGCAGTAAAGGTAAGAGAGATCCCTGCAAGTGAGAAGATGGATATAATCGCTATGAACCCTCCCTTTGGTGGAAGTGAGGAAGAGGGGATAAAAAAGAACTTTCCTAATGATTTTATGACTAGTGAAACTGCTGATCTTTTCATGACAAGGATAATGTATCAACTCAAGGACAGAGGAAGAGCAGGAGTAGTACTTCCAGATGGATTTTTATTTGGTGAGGGAGTAAAGACCAATATCAAGAAGAAGCTTCTGGAAGAGTTTAATTTACATACAATAGTAAGAATGCCTAACGGTGTATTTGCTCCATACACAGGAATCAACACAAACCTGCTATTCTTTGATAAGGGAACTCCTACCAAGGATGTATGGTTCTTTGAGCATCCACTTCCTAAGGGATACAAGAACTATACCAAGACCAAGCCTATAAAGCTCTCTGAGTTTGACCTGGAGAAGGAATGGTGGAATGAGAGAAAGGGAAGCGAGTATGCATGGAAGGTAAGTGCTGAAGATATAGCAGCTAAGAACTATAACCTGGACTTCAAGAATCCTACAAAAGAAGAGGTTGTATACGGAGACCCACAAGAGGTACTGGAGAGGTACAATGCTACAAGAGATGAGATAAAAAAGTTAAAGGAGATGCTGAAATCTGAGCTGGAGATGGCATTAAAGGGTGAGTAAGATGGATTTTATACTAGATAATTTTAATATGCTATTTGACAGTGAAGAAAACCTAAAGAAGTTAGAGGAGATAATCCTAGATCTGGCTGTAAGAGGGAAGTTAGTACCTCAAGACGAATCAGATGAGTCAGCAAGTGTACTTCTTGAGAGAATAGAAGAGGAGAAGGCTAGACTCATAGCTGAAAAAAAGATAAAGAAGAGTAAGAAGCTAGAACCCATATCTGAGGAAGAGATTCCCTTCAACATTCCAGACTCTTGGGAGTGGGTAAGACTAGGGAAGATAACTAATAAACTAACTGATGGCTCACATAACCCTCCTAGAAAAAAAGATGAAGGTTTCAAAATGTTAAGTGCTAAGAACATAAAAGAGCATTATATAGATTTTGATGAAAGCTGTAGGTTAATATCAGAGGAAGAGTTTGAAAAAGAAGATAAAAGGACACAAATACAATCAGGGGATATATTATTAAATATTGTTGGAAGCATAGGAAGATCAGCTGTAGTAGGTAAGATTCAAGAGAAATTTACTTTACAAAGAAGTGTTGCTGTAATACAGACGTTAAACAATCCATATTTTTTAAGTTATTTATTTACCTCTAATATGTTTAACTCTCAAATGATAGCTAATGCAAAAGGAACTGCTCAGTTAGGGATATATTTAGGGAAATTACAGAATTTAATACTTCCTCTACCTCCTCTATCTGAACAAAATAGAATAGTGGAAAGGATAGACTCTCTAAAAGGCATCATAGATAACCTCAGAGATGAGATACAAACAAGAGAAAAAACAAGAGAAGGCCTTAAGAGATCTATCATGGCTGAGATTGAGAAGTCATCTGATGATAAGGAACTCCTCAAGAACCTGGAGCTAATCTTCCAGAACTTCGATATCGTGGTGAAGAGGAAGGAGGATATTAAGGATATCAGAGACCTGGTGCTTTCCATGGCAGTGAAGGGAAAACTGGTACCACAGGACAGCTCAGATGAGCCTGCCAGTGTGCTGTTGGAGAGGATAGAGGAGGAGAAAGCAAGGCTAGTTGCTGAGAAGAAGATAAAGAGGTCTAAGAAGCTTGCTTCCATCTCTGAGGAGGAGAAGCCATTTGACCTTCCTGAGAGCTGGGAATGGGCAAGGTTAGGTAATGTTGGACTATTTGAAAGAGGAAAATCTAAGCATAGACCTAGAAATGACGAGAAGTTATTTACAAATGGAACTTACCCATTTGTGCAAACAGGTGATGTTGCTAGATCAAAATCTAACGGCTACGTTATAGAGAATTATTCAAAAACTTATAATGAATTTGGATTAGAGCAGAGTCGGCTTTGGAAAAAAGGGACTTTTTGTATAACAATAGCTGCTAATATAGCTGAGGTAGGATTTCTGGGTATTGACGCCTGTTTCCCTGATAGTGTTGTAGGTTTTATATCTTTAAGCGACGAGTATACTCCTAAGTACGTTAAGTTATTCTTTCAATTAACTCAAAAAAATATTGAGAGTTTTGCGCCTGCAACAGCACAAAAAAATATTAATTTAGGTATTATAAATCAATTGACAATACCTTTACCTCCTCTAGCAGAACAGAAGAGGATCGTCCAGAGGGTAGACAAGCTTATGGAGCTTTGTGACAGGCTGGAAGAGCAGGTGGAGAAATCTCAGAGAGAGATGGAAGCACTTATGGGGAGTGTTATGCAGCTTTGATAAGAAGATAACTTCTCTTATCTAAGAACCCTTTTTAGGGTCCCCTTTACTCAGAGTAGTATTTACTGTATTTATTGGTCCTTAGAGAGGGAATTACAAGGTTTTAGAATTTTAAAAAACTATAGAAAATAAATTAACTATGTGTTATTTTATTAATATAAGCATGGCGTGATGTATAAGATCCCTAATTTAAAAATAAGCTAACTAATTATCTCATATTAAAAAGGAGGTATTGTTATGTATGGCATTATGAACAGAAACATTAATGTATTTCAAGGATGGGATCCTGAGGATTTTCATAACCCCGATCACGAAGAAAGTTTGGGAACATGGAAAGAGACTATCAAGTATGAAGAAGGAACAGATATTATTTCCAGTATTCGACAAAGAGCATACCGAAGCCACCTCAATGAGATTGAAGAAGGATGGAAGATAATATTATTTGATTCTGCTAGAAATAACGTATATGGACATGCGACAGTAGCTTATGTGAGGGATACAATAATTAACAACGAAGAACTAAATGACTATTCTACTAAAGAATTTGATACCTTTATCGGAGAAGAGCTAAATAGCGAAGATAGAGGCTATATACATTTTGCCGATGTAAGATGCTATAAAAATTTTCTACCTAAAAATAAGGTAGATATTGATTTACAGAAATTGTTTTTTAGAGGGCGTACATTTTGCAAAATAAATGAGGAAGATTATAATAGGATTATAGAATTACTAGAAGAAGTAAACGAATAATGGATTTTAGGGGCTGAGAAGCCCCTTTTTTTAACCTTCAGCACCCCTTCCATAAAACCACCTCCTAATTAAGTCTTAAATTATATTTTACAGTAAAAGAAAAAAGCTCCTCTCTGGATAAATCCATGCTGAGCTTTTTTCTTTTACTATACATCTTTTCTAATGTCTCAATATACTCACTCTTCTTTTCATATTCTTCTAATTTTCGATGAATGTTATGCCAATCCATATTCACCTCTACTTCTTCTATCTCTCTCCAATACCTTTCTCTATAAAAATAAATCACCTCACCATCTTCAACTTCTTGATGCTTATCTCTTAGTTTAGCGGCTATCCTGTCATGTTTATCTTTAATACAGTATAGTTCAAAGGGAGCTTCTACTATTTGTGACACCTTCAATTCCAACCTTTTAATCTGAATATCCAGCTCTTCTACCTTCCTTTGTTTAATTTCTTCTAAAAGGTTCTCTTCTCCTCCTGCACCTAAGCAAGCTAAAGACCACCGATCCCAACCTGCTACATGATCTTCTCTCCAGTCTAGCTCCTTATCTTCACCTCTTCTTTCCTTGGCGTAATCGCTATTTTTATCATTCCATCTCATAATTAACCCTCCTTTAAAAATAAAAAGAACCAGGAAATTTCCTAGTTCTAATTTTTACCATATTTTAGTTTAAGATAGCTGCAAGCATTGACCAAAGAGGTATCTCTAGATTTATCTATAAGATATTGAATATATCTATAGTCTAGCTCAAAAATTTCTCCCAGGCTCAGACCCTTATACTTCCCAAAAGAAACCTTCATGAGCAGAGATTTTTTTAGTTTATCCTGTATCTCTTCTTGATTATTTAACTGTCTATTATTAGGAGGCATTTCGCCTTTAGGTTGTGTGGCGATAGTTGGATTAATAGTAAACTCATAGGATTTTCCTCTCTTTCGTATAGAATACCACCGGCTCTCTACGTCATAGAGGTATCTTCCAATTCCCCATCCACTTGAAGCCACACGTTTAAACGCTGAAGAAATGCCTCCCTTTAGAGATTCATATTCCGTAACTTGTGCTCCATCTTCTTTTGCTATCCATTCCCCATTTATCCTTAGAGATAAACAACAAAGGAAGCCGCCTTGGACTTCTCTATATGACACACTCCAATTTGTGAAACCTACTACTTCATCTAGCCGTTCTTGAATCGCTCTTGCTTCTACATATGCTAACGCCAGCCCCATAGTCTTTTCCTGATTTGTTGCTCCTACTTTAAACTCTATTTTATTTTCATCAAATGGAGCTTTAAGTTCCTTTACAATATCTTCCATTGATTTGTTCATAATATACCTCCATTCTCTTATACTTATAAATGATGATAACCATACATAAAAATATTAATATTCATAGGCAAACATAAGTGTCCAAAAACTACTTTCTTCTTCAGCAGTCCTTATGCAGAAGAGCTTACCATTCTCATATTTTTCATTTAGTTTGTACTCCTTTGAGTACTCTGGCTCCTCTTGACTATGGGTTAGTGTATTACCTGAGATCTCAAACACCTGGAGATAGTCTTTCTCTACGTTCATAGATTCTATTAAACTCTGAATATAGATAAGTAATTTTCCATCTAAAGAATCGCCGACATTTTTTGTAATATAAAAATGGAATTGTTCTTCTTTATCATTTAAAGAAACTTGATATTCTCTAAGTTTTCCTATAGAACCATCAAAAAATCTTTCCCGTAAGTCTAATATATAAAAATTCCACCTTTCACTATCCTCTAGAATTAATTCATATAAGTTACTCCAAGCTTCCATCATAGCCGTACTTATAGGATTCCCATCATCTAATAATTCAATAGCTCTTTCTTCCAATACTTTAACCCATTCAGCCAAAGTATTTTCTTCAAGATTTTCATTCATCCTATAAAAGTCTTTATGTTGTATCTTCATATTTAATCCTCCTTTAAAATTTAATAACTTTGGGCTTCTAGGATGCTCTCTAGCCCTACCTTATTTTCAGAACCTTCCAATATTTCAATGAAAGTATTGTATGCTTTCTCAAAACAGTAGGTTAGGTATCTATCTTTTCTGTACATAGCTAGATATTTATAGGTTCCCTCTATATCGAGATTAAAAAAGGACCCAAAGATGAGAGTGCATAGTTCTGCCTCTGTCTCTTTCAGGTCCTTTGTAAGTTCCGCTCTATTTTCTTTATAGTGATTATAGTAATGGTGAAACTCATGTATCAACACTCCTGCCATGTCCATCAGATTCTTAGTAGGCTTTATAAAGATCTCCTTACCATTAGTCATCCCCATAGCTTGTCCCAATTCCTTAGACTCTATCACTGGGCAATACTGTTCTATAAATTCTCTAGTAGCACTGAAAAGCTGTACAGGAGTATACGAGATATCTTTAGTTGCTTTTATGCCTACATCTATATTCGGTAGCTCTTGGGCCATCTCAGTAGCCTCTACTTGGCTGATATCGAAGACATTACCTTTCTTATAGCCATAAAGCCTCCTTTCCACTTCGCCAGTATCCTTATTTTCTTCATTCTTGATTAGAGGAATGAGTATAGCTAGTGCCTTAGATCCCTTCTTCACCTTGTAGCCTAGTTCACTCCATTTCTTATATCCAGCAACATACGTAGCTTTTTGATACTGCCTAAATATGAGGAGACTGTTATTTAGACTGTAACTGTGGAAATGCTTCCTCCTGAACTCTATAAACTTGTTGAGTTCCTCTGAATTATCTAGAAAGTCCTGTATTTTATCTTCGATGCCACCTTTAAGTTCATCCATTTGTTTTCTGAAAACCTCTCTTTTTTCTTCTTTAGTGTGTTGTCTTACCATATTCACCACCTCCATCATTTCTTAAAAATTACAATATAGATTCTATTATTATTTCAGTAAATAAAAATACCACCCACCTTATAAGGGAAAGAGGTTTATAATTACTGTCGAAAAACTGGCCTTTAAGTGAAATAAAAAGAGGAGTCCGTCTCGACTCCTCTTGAAATTTATATGTACTTTTTAAACTAGTAGACTTATATGAGCTGTTCTCAGGTTTGCTTTTAAAGGCATTCTGGAAGTCTATATAAATCCCGGACTAATCCATCAAATCCAGCTGTGAAGCAAGTACTGTAAGCTCTTCCTTTATTTATTTCCTGAAAATAGCTTTTTATAAACCTTTACTAGATATAGAAGTGCCAGACCTACTGTAAAAATTGTAATAGCAGGTACAAAGGGTTTCATCACCGCATTAATTGGCTCAGAAACTACATCTGAAAGTACTTCAGAGTTTTCTTCAGCAACTATCTTAATCCCTTCTTCGACCCCTCCACTGATATTATTTGCCGTTATTATCATTGATGTTGTAAGCCCTCCTGCCATTACCATTTTATAGTCTATTTTATCTAGAAACTTAGCACCATTTTTCTCGTAATTTTTCCATAATAGCTTCCGTGTTTCAGGTGAATCAGCTTTCTCGCCGTATGCGATGACCCTAGATAACTCCGACTTATTACCAACTTTACTCAGTTTGCCTATTGCATCATCTCCGAAGTTATCGATTATCCTTTTGGATATTCCCGGTGCAAAACCTTCTAACTCTAAAATTTTATCTCCGTGTTTTCTGACCAGACCGAGAATCTCATCGGTGTTATGGGTGAGGCTGTATATGGCATCTGGATTTTTAACCGCTAACTCCAAAACCTCATCTCCGTACTTTCCGGAAGCTTCCAGCAGCTCTATTCCGCCCTTTCTTACTACATCTAATACTTCATCGCCATATTTTCCTACACCTCTCTCCAGAGTTTCTCTTGCAGCTTTTTTCGAGCTGAACTCTACCACTTCATCTCCGGACTTAAATATCATTTCTATTACATCATCGATGACAGAAGCCGGTGCTGAGTAAATGATATTAAAAACCATTATAAATAATAGTAATGTCTTCTTCATATCTACACTCCTAGTTTAGCTAATGATTTATTTGTCATTTCCTTGTTTAATTCAGAAAAATTCTTATCGACACTATCGAGGTTTGATTTCCTTTCCCTTTTAGATTGGTCAGCATACCTCAATATATCTTCTTTTAACTTTATCTCCAACTCAGACCTAAAATCAAAAAATGCTTCCTTTATGTCATATATAGTCCAGGCAAATATCCCTGCGGCAATTAGATCTGCAATAGGGAGGTTCCCGTCTACCGCTGCCACCGCTCCTCCCTTTGCTAGTCTTTTGATCACTAACCTTCCTAGATAGGCACTTATTTTTTTTATAACGATTACAGTCCTTGAGAGCTCAATAAGGTCAAATATAGATAGGGGTACCAAAAGAACCCTGGAATTAATGTTTTTCTTAATTGTGCTCGTAAGCATTACCGTGTCCACTATATAGGTCTCGGCACTTATTGTTGTGTAATTTTGAGTGTTGAACCGATCAAACTCACCGATTACCTCTACAGACCTGTTAAATAATTTTTCCTTTGTACTCCCTATATAGAGATTAATCTCTCTGCTAACTTGTCTCTCCCCTTCCAGCATAATACTAGTAAAATACTTGTTTGTCAGTGAATTTATCTTCCCCTCAGCGAAGTTAGTATTTTTTTTATGAACCAACTTATTCCAGACATCTTCTAAATATAGTTTTGATATTTTAGTAACTGAAGAAGCAGCGAATGTTTCTTTATAAAATGGACCTAAATTTGACAACAACTTATTTTGAGTGCCATTTATTATTCTTTCAATTTTTCTTTCAGTCTTAACCCTTGCTTGCCGCTGCTGCTCCCTATAAATAGTTTCACTTATCTGAATCTTAGTCTTTAACTTCTTTTTTTCAGATTTTAACGATTCCCTTTCTTTTTTCTCTAATGCTCTTATCCTCTCTTTTTCCTCTAATGCTCTTATTCTCTCTTTTTCCTTATCTTCACTTTTTTCAGGTGCTACTTGATGTTTAGTCTGTGGTTTAACATCTATGAGTCCCCTATCACTTTGTAGCTCCCTCTTGATATCATAGTTATTTATACTAATTATCGTTAGCACAAGGGCAGCTATCCCAAGAGCTACATAGGTTAAATTTCTTTTATCCCGTATCTTTTTTAGGTTTAAGGGGCTGTAAAAATCTACCCTCCTACCTATTATCTTTGCTATCTTCCTTCGATACTGTGTCGAGTTCGATATAATGAAGATCCTCTTAGTTCCCTCATCTTCACCATACTCCATACTTGTTTTAAGAAGGTCATTACTTTCTTCATAGCCTATACCTCTTTTCTTAAGTTCATTTAATGTATCAGATAACAAAGTATTTGGAAGACCTTCTATACAGTTGCTATCAACAATTACTTGCGTTACACCTTCTGTAGTAACATCTTTTAAAAACTGCCTACTCATAGTCACCTCCTAAAATAAAATTTAGAAACCATTAACATTAAAGCTTTAAAATGAACCATATATAGCTTTTATAAAGTAATCGTATGTATTCCTTCTTTATAATTGATTACTTTATAAAACATATTAAAAACCTGGCAGCGGCATATGTGCAACTACCAGGCTATATAAGATCCTATAAATAATCTGAGTCAAGAAATTCTCTAAAATAAACATATTGACACCCTTCTATATATATTATGACAGAAGAGGAGTAAAAATTAACCCTTTTACAAACATTCCTACTATATAAAGTTAGATATAGAGTTTCTAACTTTTTTCTTGAACCGAAAGCACTGAAATCCCATCTATCAAGAGATCATCAACAACGGTCGTACAGTTTTGAACCTCTACACTTATTTTTAGAGGGTCTATATTCTTATGAACTTCGTATATGTAACACTCTTTTTCCTTGTCTTCCTTTAGATAAATGTGAACTGAACAGAGATCAATTTTCATCTCCATTTCTTGAGACGTATCATCACCTTCAAGACCTTCATCAAGCATTGTCACCTTCCTTGTGTCACTATAATTGAAAACATCAACCTTCTCTGTCATAAAATAGTTATAGACACCATCATCGATAATTCTTATCTTAAACATGCTAGATCCCTCCCATAATTTTAAAAATAGTGATATTTATAAATCTAATTGCCCTTTCAAAACATTAATATACATTGTCTTAGTAGCAATTAAAAATCTTCCAGATAATTTATTTAAGATAACTGGTTTCTCAAAATTGAAAACCATATTACCTTTAGGAATGTATATGTCTCCTGATTTAATCCATCATAGAATTCTATTTCCATGATTTCCACCTGAGGTATGAATCTTGCTTTTTTACCCACAAGTTTTGCTATAAAATCTTATATAGAGACTTTATAGCATTTTCTGTGGGTAATTTTGCAATATTAGGATATTTCACTCCTGGCTCTTAGTAACATTTCTTTTTCCATAGCTTTTGAAGCTTTATATTCCTTAGTTCCTCTGTTACCGACAACTACATTTCTATAAATAATAACCTTTTTAATCGATTTCTCTTCTCTAACCTTAAGACCAGCTTCCTTTAGAATGTACCTAACTATCTTTTCATTCTTAGCATCTTGTCCTCTGGTAAAGACATAACCTATCACACTTATTATAATATCCTTAGTTTCCAGGAACCTTCTAGTGTCGATTCTATAGTTATTCTTTCCCAAAATCTTCTCAACTATCTTTTCATCAACCTCGAATGTGAACTGTTTTTCCACTTTGAAGTAATCCAGTATCTGCTCCTCTGTTGTCTTTTCTCTATCTTCTCTCCACTCTTTCAACTTTCTATTGAAGTTCACCTGAACTTTTGGCTCCAATATCATCTTAAAATAATCAGCTACTATATCTGAATAGTAATCTTTAAGGTTCAGGTTCTCTTCTGGTTTTTTTCCAGCCTTTAGGACACTCACTAAGAGGTTCGCTCCTTCTCTCAACTTATCTCCATTCATCAAGAGCTTTCTGTGAGCCTTCTTAGGTTGTACCTCTTTTTCTGTTTCTTTATCTTCATCTTCAAAATCATCTAGTGTTTTTATTGATAAAGGCCATCCTCTATCTTCACTTACAAAATTCAAAACGTTCCTGGTTCTGCTTGCTCCACTGTTCAGAAGGGTATAATACACATGAAATACTTCTTCTTTGAACTTAAACTTTCCATCCTCTAAATATAGATAGGGCATTATAGAAGCTTTTATATCTTGCATTATGTTGATGAAATTCATTTTATTATTGAAACTATCTAGTACTTTTCCAATTTCTTTTCGAATCTCTTTTTCAGATGCCCATGATTGCTTTGGTAACTTCTCCACCACATACATGTCTATCCTGATTGCCTTTCTCCACCTCTGAGGTAACTGAATAAATGTGCTTGCTTTGGTATTTACAGGCTCTACATCTAACCACACAGCAACCCTTCCAGGTGTCATGATATTCACCCCCTCACTTATCAACATGGTGAAGCCAACAAGATCAGGCTGTATCCCTTTTAAGATGTTTTGATAGTATTCATGGTCTTTATCTCTAGCAGTAAGAATTTTAAACCCCAGATACTTCTCTTTAGAGTCAAGCTTGGTATCACATACAACTAAAATTGGTATATTATGTTTCTGACAGTTAGCTCTGAGCTTCTGAAAGGCTATGAACTTCTGTCTTCTTGTCAGCTCTTTCCCATTCTTTCCAGTAAACATATGAAGCTTTACAGGAAACTTAACTCCACCTTTCACCCTTATCAACCTGTTCCAGACTTTTGGAATATCAAATGTTGTACCTGACAGAAGGATTCCTATATCTGCATATTGTAACCTTGTTACAAGGAATAGTAATTCTCTGTATCCTGCATCGTCAGTTATTTTGTGGGCCTCGTCAATAATTAGAACGAACCCTTCTAGCTCTTTAGGATCAGTCTCCCTTAGAGCCTCATAACAGAATACAACTACATCCCCTGGCTGTAGCTCATCCTTTATAGAATTGAAACTTGGAAGTTTCTTTCCACTCTTATCCTTTCCTCCAACCAGAATTATCTCCTCATGCCCCTCTTTAATTTGGTCCTTTATACTTGTTGTTGGAACTCCTATTAAAATAGGGCGTTTATATACCCTTGGCAACCATTCTACAGCCATTGTGGTCTTTCCAATGCCACAACCACCATCAATCATCAGAGTGCCTTCTGTATGACTCTTTATAGCTGCCATAAACTCCTCGTTTTGTGTAACCCTCTCCCCCTCTTTCAAATAGTACGTCTCTACTTCTTCTCTACTTCTCCTGTCTAACCCTCTTGTCAATTCCTCTGGAGTAAGGATATACTCTTTACCATAACTTTCCACATATCCCCTGATAGTCAACTTTTCACCAAACATAACCTTTTTATCCCAAAGAAAAAATAAGCCTCCCTTTGAATAAAGATTAACCTTTAAATCAGGTTTTTTCCCATCGTCGTACTTGTATACCCACACATCTTTACCCTTAAATTGATATTTCAGTTTGTTAAGATTTAGGATATTAATCAGTCGCTCCAGGTCCTCTCCTTGAATAGAAAGTGAAGTAGAATCACCACCAGTAGTACCCCCTATCCCCATTATTTGTTTGTTTAAAGGGTTAGTCGCTTTATCTGAAAGAAATAGTAGCATCTCTTTAATTTTTTTTCCTGGGATAAAAGGGAACCCATTATCGTTCAGTTCTTTGTAGACCCCTGGTCTGTCCACCCTCCAATTTGTTGCGTTTGTAGGAGCTATCGTAGCAGGTGCATTAAAGAAAAACTCTATCTCTCCCTTTTCATCTGGTGCCACCTCTACTCTTGGCAAAGGACTTTTGAAAACATATTTTGCAACCTTTTTACTATCAAACTCTGCCTTAAAGTCCGTCTTAAAGTTTAGCCTGTAGCCTCCAGACTTCGTTCTGGCTATCCCAGTATCCCTCATAAAAGGAAATAGTCTGACAAGCTCTTCAAAAATCTCTTCTCCTAACTTCCAATTACCTGCAACATCTATGTCCCCGCCAACTGTATATATATTTTCCTGCAATTTGCCATACATAACCTTTACACCAGTTGCATTCACTTTTTCTTCTTCTGAATGCTTTACCTTAAAGGCTTCGTGGTTTGCTTTACCTTTTAATATGCTATAGTGAAGATTTTCATACAACAGCTGATGTTGAATCCCTTCTTTTTCTAAGTATTGCAGTGTCTGATGCAAGTTGTTTTCTCCTACTCTGTAATTATTAGCCATCCATTAAATCAATAATTTCCATACACTATCCTCCTTCATAGGGGCAGGATATAACTTACTCCTATATTATTTTCTATAGCTACACCAGTAATAAGGCGGAACCCATAATGATGCAGCTATAAAAATTAATATAAAGTAAAATATTTAACCTTTTGAAGCTAAGTAACATTATCACATTATGTTACTTAGAATTTATTGAAAGTACTTGTATTTATTTCAGCATCATACTAAAATATCTACATCTAAAAAAACGTTACATAGAAAACTTAAAAAAATAGGGCTAAGGTGATGATAAATGATTAATAAAACTGTTGAAGGGTTTGAGGACCTTAAAATGATAAAAGCTTTTGAGAAGGAGCTTCTTAAAAATAATGAACTAGTATATCTCATCTGGAAGGTTTCACTCAATTTAGCGTTGAGAATTTCAGATACACTTGCAATAACAGAGAAAGATGCCCAAAGGTTTATTAGGACTGGATATTATCTCGGCAAGGATCGAAAAACAAATAAATCCAATAGAGTGAAGTTAAATGAAAATACTAAGGCAGCACTTATTAGAGCTTTAGAGTTAAAATCTACTATGATGAATGAAAATAATCCCTATCTTTTTGTCTCGAGATCCAATAGAAGTAGAAATTCGGTGAAACACATAAGCAGAATCCAGGTATTTAGGGTATATAAGGAAGTGGTTGACTACTTAAATTTAGATATCCATATAGCTACACATTCAGCCAGAAAAACCTGGGGAGTTCAGGTATATCAAAAAACTAAGAACATTGCCCTTGTAATGGAAAGGCTGAATCATAGTTCAGAAAGATCTACATTGAAGTACCTTGGGATAACGCAAGAAAAAATGAATAAAATAATAGAAGAATTTAACTTATAA